TAAACCGACTAATCAATACCATCGATATGGTATAAATGAATTTATAAATATTAAATTAAAAATGTTAACTGAATACAGTTAGTTTTTATTAGTATTTATAAAGATTATGTAGGGTTTTTTGAACGGTTCATATATAAATTATGGTTTTTGTAAATCATTATTTATTAATGCAGGTACTTATATGTGTAAAGCTAATGATGTATTAAATATGTTATTAACAATTACAAGTATTGATTATAATAACACTGATGATGATCAATTATTACTAACAAATTATTGTTATAAATTTAATGATATTTTTTTTATAGATCATGATAATAATATATTTGTAGTAATTACAAATGCATTAAATGATATTTTAGAATTTCCAATTGTTATTAAAAATGATAATTTTTTTATTATTAATTCACAACCTGTACACAACCTTATTTTATTAATGGCAATTTTAGTACTTTGCTTGATAATTTAATAAAAAAATTGGGTTATAAAATAAATGATAATGAAATTAATTATAATTATTCATAAATATTATATTGTTTAAAATTTATGATACATATAATCTAATATTTTATATTTATTATTAATTATTTTTCTACCTAAATTATCATTTTTTTCTTCTAATAATTCAGATGGAGTTTTGTATGAGTTTACTTTATCTGACAAAAATATTATTTTTTTAACTTCATCGAGTGTTAAATTACCTCTTAACTCATTAGTATTCATAGTAAATAATAAACATTTTTCAATGGGTTTAGATATGAAAGTTCCGCATACATTTTTTTCGCCATAATTATCAGTTATATACCATATATTAATATTATGTAATAAAAATGCAAATTCTATTTTTTGATAATCACAATCTTCAAAAAAATTTTTAGCAAAATAATTAAGATCACCTATTACTTCAATTTCTTTCCAATTATTATCATAATCCCAAGTGACTATTTTTGTATTAACTCGATTACTTAATATATTTTGAATATCTATTTTTTTTGCATCAACAATAGTAATTGAATCTGTTAATGATGGTAAATAATTTTTCAATAATAAAGCATTTGAATATATAATATCTCCATTTATATTTAATAATGTAGCTACTTCATTTTCAATATTATGATAATCTTTATAATCTAATAAATCAATATATAATAATTCATAAAAATAATCTTTTGATTCTGCTATAATTTCATTTTTTATTGATAAATTAGGTATATTAAATTTATCAGTTTCTAATTTTGTTGCGATAATTTCAATAAAATTATCACAATTAGTTATTAAAGATTCATATGTATCAAGTTCTGATATAATCTTAGGATATTCTAAATTAAGCCAAGATATATCTGTTATATTTTTAGGTTTAATTAATAAACATTCAAAATTATCATTATTATCCATAATAAATTTCTCACAAATATTCATTATTATTATATATTAAAAAATTATTTGTATTTGATGCGTTAAATAGCAAATTAAAAATTATGATTTAAAGATTATTTAATATTATAGTTTTATTATGAAAGAAATTATTAATAATAGTTTGGGAAAATTCAGAGTAAAAATTAAAACAGTAAATAATCAAATAATAGATGATGGACAACAAAATCAAGATTTTTCTACTAATAGAAATTATAAATTTAAAATTATTGAAAAAGAATTTGATAAATTATCTCAAGAAGAATTAGCAGATGAGTGGATTCAAGTTTTACCTAGAAAATATTATGCTAAAGAAATTCATCATTTTAATATATCTTTAGCAGAATTACCTCATCATTTATGGAAATTCTTAGATTTATATAATTTATTTAAAACTGATAATGATAATATTATTACTATCAATGATAAAATTTTTAAGTATTCAATTCAAAAATCTGAACATAATGTTTTGATTTATAATTTATATTTGGAATTAAAATCCAAATATAAAGATAATAATAAAATTTTAGAATTATATAATTATTGTAAAACAAATAATATTCGCGGATGGCTTATGATTAAAGCCAAAAAATTATTATCTTCTTAAAATTATATTATTTAAATAAATAATATATCAATAATAATAATAATGTATAAAAATAAATATTTAAAATATAAAAAAAAATATTTTAATTTAATTGAACAAAAAGGTGGTGGTGGAGGAAGGGTGCCAAATTTTTTTCCAGATACTCAATCATGGTTTTTTATGCCTGTAATATTACGACCATTTGGTGATATACAAATAGATTTTCCTAATGAATTTTTAGATGAAAGTAATAATCTTAAATCAACATATAAAAACTATAATTTAGATGATATAAATAAAATGTTAATAGATTATTATAAAAGCAATAATTTAGATTTAAATAATAGAAGAGAATTAACTAATCTAGGATTATTATATGATGATTTACCATATTATAAACATTTATCACAGAATTTTCAGGAAAAAATACTAAATGATTTGAATATAAAAGATAGTTTAGATGTAATAACTCAATTAATTAACCAAAAATACCAAAATTGGGAATTTAATTTTTTTCCTAAAGATAATGTTTGGATAAATGTACAAGATATATTTACATCAATGTCCAAACTAGTTAAAATTCATTTAATTAATAAATATAATAAAAATTTATATGAAATTACAAATAATAAAGATTATAAAGAAAGTAATAATAAATATTTTATTTATCTTGAAAATGATGTAATAATTAGAGAAGCTGTAGATGATACTAAAATTGTGTTGATTGTATTTGGACATTGGGGAGATAAATTTCAACTGTTTTATAATTTAAATAGATCAAGTAATGGATTAATAATTTATTTTAATGATCGTATGAATAAATGGTATTCAGAAAAAATGGGTTTATTTATTTCAATCATTAATAAATACGCAAATTCATATGAAAAATATGCATTCATAGGTGCATCAATGGGTGGATATGGTTCTTTATATTCTTCGTTATTATTTCCTGATAAAAAATGCATAACAATTTCACTAGTACCTAATATAAAAAATCTAGCTAATAGTAATAATATAATATTTGATACCCGTGATAGTACTATTAAACCTAAAATAAATCAATTTCAGGAAATCAAATATAATGTACTTGATTTATTAGAGGAAAAAAATTATAACACTAAAATATATACTATAATAGGAAGATCAGAATGTAACGATTTTGGTATTAAAAATTTGAGTATGGATCATTTTAATATTGGTATGATAATAAATTATCCAAATGTAAGTACAATAATATATAATAAAGATACACATCTAATAGCAGGTGAGATTAAATTTAATACAATTTATGATATTATTTTATGTAACTTTGATATTCTTTATGAGGATCCTGCAAAAGGACGCCAAATTTTATTTAATAAAATTGAATTTAAACAAATTAAATAAAGCTTATAAATAAATATCAATAAAAATTTATTAATATTATATTCATAATATTTATTTTCGAATATTCAATTATTAAATTAATTGTGATATTAAAGTTGTAATTTTATGTTCATCATAAATAATATCTGTTAAATATCCAATTGAAATGCGAAATGTTATTGAACCATCAAAATTTAATTTTGGATATGGATCTATTCTTGTATCAGGTCCACCAAATGATGTTTTATAATTAATATTATTATTTTTGACTTTATTTATTAATTTTTCTTTACTACAATTATTAACAGTAATAGTAAATACACTTGGATATAAACCATTTTTAAATTTTTTTGAAAATAAAAATGGATGACATATTAAAATACTAGTGTAATTTTTTAATACATCTAATATTTTAATAGTATTATTTGACGCATTTTGTAATCTTATTGGCATTTCCGAAAAACTAGAATTAATTTTATTACATATTATTGGACAAATATGAATTCCTTCTAATTTTACTAAATTCAAAATATCATTAAAATCATTTTTTGGTATAATTGCTCCACTTATAATAGTTGATCCTGTATAATATTTAGTGAGTGATAATACGACATAATCAATACAATTATATTCCAATGGATTTGATAATAAATATGTCAACCACGTGTTGTCAATAATTATTAATGTATTAGATATTTTTAATTTAAATTTTTGTAAATTTTCATAATTAATACAATATCCATTTGGATTCGAACAACTTTCAGCAAATATAATATTTTTATCGATAGTATTTGATTTATATAACTTATTAGCTATATCTGTTAATTCTATATCTTGATTAGAAATATCAAATATATTATATGAAAAATTATATATTTTTTGTAATTCAAAAATATGTTTAGATGTATCAGAATATAATTCAGATGGAAAAATAAAATTTATTTTTTTATTATTATATTTATTTAAAATATATCTAAGCATAATATTTATAGCATGATTACCACTAGATAAAATTAATGCTTTATATTCATAAAATTCTTTAAATTTCAAAGATAAATTTAGTAATTCCTTACTGTTGATTCTAACATAATCATAATCACCAAATTTATTTTTTTGCAAAACGCATTCTTCAGAATTTATATTACTTATTTCCATTTTAGCCTAATGATTAGATTGTTATTTAACAAAATCAATTAAATTTTTACAAACAACGGTAATAATAAAAAAAATCTATCATAATTAGAAATTACTTTATTTAATATTATTAATGAATCAATTTATAAGCTGATATTGCCTAGTTATCCAAAAAGAATTTGAAAAGTCTGTACATAGGCATTATATTGGCTACATACTACACAATTGACATGTCCCACTTTATCCGAAGATAGAAACTAGATGAGCCAAAATCTGATCGTCATATGGATCAAAAGTAGGAATAAGCATAACACTCTGGTACAGTCGTCTACATACATGTGATTCCTAACAGCAAAGAAAGAAATTTTCAATCTTGCACAACCATCATCAGTTATTGCAAAATTCAATGAATCAATTTTATTCAGTGCAAGAAAACTCTAGCTGTTAAACAGCAACTGCATCAGAATCTCCATCTGAATCGGCATCAAGCATCATCAGAAGCTGCATTAGAGTTAGTATCATCCTCATCTGGACGCTTCTTTCCCTCGACCCAACTCAAGATAGCGACTAGATACTTCATAATATACGGGAAGTCGTATGCATCAAAAGTAGGAATCATGTAACTTGACTCAGGACCATACTCATCCAAATAAACAAGCTTCTTTCCCGCAAAGAAAGCAATCTCCAATGTCATAGTACCGCGATCAGCAGGCAATGAAAAGCTCAATGAATCGACATTATGATGTGAAAGAAGACTATCTGGCTCTGGAGTGATTGGCACTCGGTGACAAAAGTGAGTGACATCATCAGGATTAGGAAAAACCAAACTGTTATAAACGGACTTATTTCTATGCTCGAGAAAAGGAGGAAACAATGTAAAAAAGCTAATCAAAATGTTGGTGTTAACCTTCTCCTTCTCCTGATTCTCGAGACACCAATCCACCATATTTGAATCAAACCCCAAACGCATGAAATTTACTGCAGTCATTCCAATGTACGGCATTGTCATGCTGTAAAAATCGAACTTTTTGAAAGTTTTGTTCTTGAGCCAAAATGGCTACGGTACCAGACCAAAAAATTATGGGGCTATCAAATAAAAAAATATTCAATTTTTTTGTTTATTTAGTGTAATAAATTATGAAGTATAAAAATTCAACTTTGTATTGGACTATATAATTAATATCATTAATAATTTGTCATCCGTTAATAATGAAATATATAAAAATAAAAATTGAAAAAATTATGTCTAAAATAATAATATTAATTCACCGTGAAATATAATATTTTTAATTATTATTTTAGACATAAATAAAAAATGGATTTTATTATTGAAATGTTTGTAATATTATTTAAACAAATTTATACAAATATATTTTCAGAAATTAATTCTACAACATCAGAAAAAGCCTTATATGATTTAGTTGTTTCTCAAAAAAATAAAAATTAACAATTTTTATTTTTAGCAGCATTAATTAATTTAAAATCAAATCAGATTTTTAAATTAATTGTTTCGATATTATCATTAATATATAATTTATTAAACTTAAAAACAAATAAAACAGTTAAAAATTGGATTAATGATTCAATTTATAATGAATTAGTATTAGTTATAAATAATATAAAATTTATATATAATGAATCTTAAAACTAATTTCTGAATTAGATGAAGATGCATTTTTTGATATAAATATGTCTCATTTATCTTATATGAATATAAATTCTGATCAATATCAAACAGCATATAGTATTTTTAATTATAATAATATTAATAAATCATTTGCATTTGTAAGAGTTTTTAATGGAATTACTCCTATTAAATACAAAGTTGATGCCACTTTTATTATACCTAAAAATAATTTAGTTTTTTGTTGTGAATTAGATAATGACAAAGAAATAAATCCTATTTCTACAACTAAATATATATTATTAGAAGATTTTTTAATTCCAAAAAGATTTAATGAAAGATTAAAATTTTTAAAAAATAATAGTAATAGACATAGATGTTATCGTGATTATGGATTTCTACTTGAAAAATATAATGATGATTGGTATGTAAATTTAGTTGTTTATTATATAAAAAATTAAATTTAAAAAATAAATATAAATAATTATAATGAAATGGGAAGAGAAAATTAAAAACTGGGAAAATGGAATAATTCAAACATATCCATCAAATATTAATAAAAGATTTTTTTATCAAACCTATGTTTGTAATAGGAATATGCAAAATAAATATAAAGAAATATTTATAGAAAGCAATAAATTAGAAAATATTAATGAAAATATGGAACAATTAATTTAAAAAGTAAAACTTTTTAAATTAATTATTGAGGCAAAAAAAATAAAAAATACTTTTTTATTTTTTTGCCGAAACCATATAATCAATATATTAAAAATACAAAAAATAATTATGTTACTTCATTTTATAGTTTATCTAAAATAACAAAATTGGTAATTCCTGTTCCAAGAAAAAAAAATTTTACTACAATGAAAGATTTTATTGATAATGCATCTATAACTCAACAAAAATATTTTTGGAAAAGAGTAGCAAAAGAAATAAAAAAAATGTTAAAAATATATGATAAAGTATATATAAATACACATGGATTAGGAGTATATTATTTTCATTTAAGAATTGATAGTAAACCTAAATATTATATAACAACAAATTTTATATAATTTATAGTAAATTTTTTAAATTATTTAAATCATTAATATACATATTTGTACTTGATAAAGTTAATAATTCTTTATATTCTTTTTTATAATTTGATAATTTAAATTCTAAATTTTTTAAATTATTCATTTGTTTAAATGATAAATTAAGTAAATAATCATATGAATTATCAAATAAATCAAATTTATTTTTTTTTAAATATGATTCAATATTTTCTAATTTTAAAAGTTGACCTTTATTTATTATCAATTTAATAAAGTTAACTTGATTTTTTATAAATTTTATATTTTTATTTATTTTAGATAGCATTATTTTTTTTCTTTCATTATAAAAAGGTAAACGAAAGGAATAAAATTCATTTATTATTTCATCGGCATTATTAAATTTTTTTATTGTATTATTTTCAGTATATAAATGCATATTGGATTGTTTAATTGTTTTATAAAGACTTAAATATTTAAATAAATTATTCATTTTGAAAGAATCAATTGTATTATACATTTTTATAATATCATCATGTTTTTCTTTATCATATTTTAATATAAATTTAATATCTGTATCGTTACTTAAATTTATATAATAACGAAATATATTATTTTTTTCTTGTATTGTTTTTGATATTATATCTTCTAAAAATAATTTATAATCAAAAATATTTAATTTTATAGGTAATTCTAAAATATGTATTTCATTTTTATGAAATTCAATTAATCCTTCACTAATCCATGTATCTTTATCATATTTAAAAATTTTACCCTTAAAATTTCTATAAAAAGGAATTAATTCTTTTTTATTTTTTATGCCGTTTAATTTATTAATTAACCAATTTATTATATCAGTTGGATTATAACAAGGTATATTTGTTGAAAACCCGGTTCCTATACCTTCACACCCATTAATTAATATCATAGGAATTATAGGCAAGTAATATTGTGGTTCAACTAATATATTTTCATCTGTTAAAAAATGTAATAGGTCATTATCATCTTTTATAAAAATACTATCCATAATTTTTTCAAGATGAGTAAATATATATCTAGCAGATGCATGATCTTTTCCTGACATAATTCGTGATCCGAATTGTCCAATAGGTTTTAAAATATTTATATTATTACTACCTACATAGTTTTGTGCTAAATTTATTATAGTTAATATTAAAGAATTTTCACCATGATGATATGATGTAGTTTCACTAACTAAACTTGCTAAAATACTAACTTTAATTTCATTATTAATATTTTTTTTTAAACAAGTAAAAAGAATTTTTCGTTGTGAAACTTTTAAACCATCAAAAATTGATGGTATAGATCTAATATTATCATAATTAGAAAAATGTATTAATTCATTATTTACAAATTCTTTAATACTAATATTTTTTTTTGTAATATCTAAAATATTATCTGGATTATATTTTAAAAGCCACTTTTTTCGTTCATCTATTTTATGTTTTGAAAAAGCTAATAATAAATCATTATCTTTTAAATTATATAAATATATTAAATTTGATTCTATATTTTTAAAATATTCGAGCGCTTCTGATGATGTTGATGTACCTAAACCTTTATAATATTTAATTTTCCATAAATGTAAATCAAAAATATTTATTTTCCATTTATCATATTCTCTAATATTAGAGAATGTAACTAATTGATTTTTATATGTTGCTTTAATCAAAGGTGTTGCTAATATTTTTAAAAAATTCTTAATAAATAATAATGATGGATAAAAAAAATCTAAATAATTTATAATTAAACCTTTAATATGCGATCCATCTTCATCAGCATCAGTCATAATCATTATAGAACCATATCTTAGTTCATTAATATTATCCTTAGTATAATTTGTTTTAAGTTTTAAACCCATTATTTTTGTAATATCCATTATTTCTTGGTTATTATTTATTTGATTAATTGATGCGTCTCGAACATTTAATAATTTTCCTCTTAATGGATAAACACCATAATAATTTCTATCATTTTGTGATAAGCCTGCAAGTGCAGTACTTTTTGCAGAATCGCCTTCAGTTAATATTAGAGTACATTCAATTGATTTCTTTGTGCCAGCAAAATTTGCATCTTCTAATTTAGGAATAAATTTTATTTTACTCTTTTTACTACCGTCTAATTTTGATAATATTTTTAAATTAGATTGTGATACAATATCTTTCAAATTTTTTATTAATGATGATTCCTTTAAATTATGAAAAAAAGATTCAGGTATATCACATTCATATCCAAAATCTTTAATTGGTGTTGTTAATTCTTCTTTAGATTGAGAGCTAAATAATGGATTTATAATAGTTGTTTTTAAAAATATAATAATATTATCTAATAAAATTTTCTTTGTTAATTGAGGATCTACCATTTTTTTTATTCGTTCAAATATTAAATCGACAAAATAATTCAAATGTGTTCCACCACGATTAGTATATATACTATTTACAAATGTTAAATTAATATTAGAAACATTTTTATATAATTTAATAGCATATTGCCATTCTAAATTTTTAATACAATGGCCTATAATCCAATTATTTTCATTTACTTCCATATTAAATAAATTTAAATATGATTCAATATTAGAACCTCTATTTATTTTTACATTATCTATAATAATATCAACATTTTTTTTGGTTAAAACTATTAAATCCATTATTCGTCTTTTAATTAAACTCTTCATATCTTCACTTAAATTAGTTGAATTAAATTTTTCAAAGTCTGGATATATTATTATTTTAACACCACCATCTTTTAAATATTTATTATCAATATTAATATCACTATCATTGATAATTTTATATTTTTTAATTATTGGTTTTGATATTTTTGATAAATTATTTTCATAAACTTGATAATAATATAATTTACGTTTTGCATCCCAAATATGTAATTCAAATTTTTTTGAAAAAATTACAGATAATTTGATACCTATACCATATGTACCTCCTACAACTTTCCCAATTTCATCATTATAATTAGTTGAACTTAATAATTCACTGAATATTAATTGAGGAATATATATATTATATATCGGATGGATTTCTATATCAACACCTTTACCATTATTAAATATCATAATAGAATTAGAACTTATTTTTGTCGATATTAATGTTAAAGTTTTATCTTTTATTGTTTGATCTATAGCATTAGTAATAATTTCATCAATTATTTTATATAAACCTTCATTAAACATTATTTCTTTATTAATTATATCATTTCTTTCATTATCAAATATAAATAAATTACTTAATTTAAAATCTGTTGATGAAATATACATACCCGGACGTTTTAAAATATGTTCAAGAGGTGTTAATTTTATATATGTTTTTGTTAAATCATCAGATTCATTAATAGGTTTTTTCATTAATTAAATAAAGAAATTAAAAAGTCAGTCTTTTTTAATTAATGATTGTTAAAAATTTATAGATTTTTTTAGTATAATTTATTATTAAAAAAAATTGATTTTTTTTTAACAAATAATTATTTTAAACTAGATAATGACAAATATGAAAATATTAAATAAAAAATTCAGTGATAAATGTTTAGAATGTGGCTGTAAAATAGATTCAATGAATTTTATTGAACATTTTTATTATTGTTCTGAATGGCGTCCTCGTTTATCAATCCTACCTAAATCTATATTTCAACTTTCTAATCAATTATTATCTAATCAATTATCTAATCAATTATCTAATCAATATTATTTAAAATGTGAATCTGATGAAGTAATAACTGAATATGATAGTGAAAAATCAAAGAAAATTATAAAACAATATATTAATAAAAATGATAATTTAATAGCCAACGATGATACATTAATAAATAATATTGATAATGAAAAAAATAATAATGATCCTAATTGGACTTTAATATTACTAGATGAATTATATACTAATTGTTCAACTCTAGCAGAGCTAGAGTTCAAGAACTTATCTAAAAAGGAGATAAGTTGTTCAACTCCAGCAGAGCTAGAGTTCAAGAACTTATCTAAAAAGGATATAAGTTGGTCCAGTTATGTCTCAACACCTATGGAAAATGATCAAGGTTGGCTAAAAATAAATTATGAATAGTATTACGATAGCATGCGATCCATTACAATTTATAATATTACACCAAAAACAAATTATAACAGGTACGATATTTTAGTGTAGAATTAAATATACACGTTAGACTATTCGATAATGCACGAATACCTAGAGGATTGTGTTTTTCGTGTAAAGAACCGGCTATTAAATAGGCATTTTATTGAATAGATAACATTAAAGAATATTTCAGATGGTGTGAAAAATGTAACAGATATAAAAAAGAGATTAAATTACAACAAATCATATTATATTTTTATTTAAATTTTTATATATGTTTATATATATGAATTTAATAGAAAAAGATATTCAAATAGCTATTGATATTTGTAATGAAACACCATTTAAATTAAAAGAAGAATATAAATATAAATACTATAAAATAGAATCCCCAGTTCCATTTAACTTAGTTGATGATATCAATATTGATTATAATATTATAAGAAAAAAATTAAATAATGAAATCAATATACCACTCTATATATCCGTAGGAATATCTAATAATAGTTTTTGTAACAATCTTTTTATTTTAAATAATAATTTGGATAAAATTAAAAATAAATATAGTGAAATCATATTTATTTTTTCAGATTCAAAAGATGCACATCGTTTATTTATAAAAAAAAGTAAAGAAATTAATCCATCTGTAACTGATTTATTTATTATTAATGATATCATGAAAGATATTATGGCAGTTCATTATGACAAAATTATAAGAAAAATAAATAAAGATTCAGGATATGATAATGAAATAGATTATTTAGGTGTATCATTTAGCGGAGGAATAGGTATTTTTCTTTCTCAAATTAACAAAATTAAAATAAGAAATTTAATTTTATGTGCTCCAGGATGCTTAGAAGGTTTAAAAAATGTAAATAAAGATCAAAATATAATATTAGGTTGGTGTATTCAAGATACAAAAGTATCTTATAAAACAGAAGGTTTAAGATTTATATCAGAATTAAAAGAATTTAAAAATAAAATAATAATATTAACAGATCTTGGAAATATAACAAACGATGATTTAACACATAGACTACAAGATGGTATTTTTGATTTATTATAAAAAAATTGAATATTTTTTTATTTAGTAATTCATTTAATTAAAAATTTTACCGTAGCAATTAAAGCTTTGATTGCTAGGATAAAATCTACGATTTTACCTTAGCAGCTCATTCACAAAAGTTGCATTATAAAAACACATTGCTTCTAGTAGCCATAAAATTAAATAAATTAAATAATTAAAATGGAAGAAAACAATTGTGTTAACAATTATACTTATCCAGATTTTGATCATTATCATTATGGAAATATTTGTTGGGGCTACACAAAGTATGGATCTTATTATAAATATAATATTGATACTTTAATTGACAAAATACTCGCAGATACGAAAATATATGAAACAAAAAATATTCATGATGAATCATCAGAAAAACCAACAGTCAAACTGACAGAGTGTTCTTATGTAAAACCAACTATCAAATTGGTTGATAATTCAAAGTCCAGAATTATACAAATCGGAAAATTTCATATGAAACTAAGATCAAGAGTCAAGTTGGTTGAGAATTTATACATAAAACCAAAAGTCAAGTTGGTTGAGAATTCATACATAAAACCACGAGTCAAGTTGGTTGAGAATTCATACATAAAACCAAAAGTCAAGTTGGTTGAGAATTTATACATAAAACCAAAAGTCAAGTTGGTTGAGAATTCATACATAAAACCACGAGTCAATTTGGTTGAGAATTCATATAAAAAGCCAAGATTTGAATTTGTACAATAAAAGCTACGCTTTTAGTTCTAGAATTTTTGAATAAATTCTACAATGAATAAATAATATAATTTATGATATATTATTGTTTTATAAGATATGATTATAAATATCTATTTATTTTGTTTATTATTAATTTATTTACATCTAATGAAAATAAATTATATTTCTAATAATATAATTTATTAAATTAATTACTATGTTTCATCATAATTAATTTAATAAATTGTAATCATTTTTTTATAAATAAATTTTTACTAATAATTAAATAATATTAAAAAAAATGATTAATTAAATTTGAATGTATGACCGCACTCAATACATGTTACGAATGTAGTTGGTGGTTCATCTCCGGCTCTGGTTTGTTTCTGTGTTATTTGACAATTAGCTTTTTTACATTTGACACATTTAAATACACTTGAACCTTTAGTATTATTTTTTTTATATTCTTCTAATTCTCTTTTTTTAATAATTTCTTCATATTTTTCAGGATTTAATTCTTCTGGTTTCATAAATGCTAAATTTTCAGCTTCAATACTATTATCTTGTAAAGAATTAATTAAATATTTGGAATCTTTATTAGATAATTGTGAAATGATTTCATTACTTTTGTTTTCATAAATAGATTCGATTAAAAATAATGTATCATTGCACTCTGCATATTTTTTACTAAAATTATATATACTTTGTTCTATTTTTTTTGCTTTATTAGTATCTACATATTTAGATAATTCATTTATAATATTACTACGTAAATCTACATTAATTTCAGAAAAATTATCCATTAATTTATAATACATAATCAAGAAAATAAATAATAATCAATTTTTTAAATAAAAAAAATTGATTATTTCTTTTATATAATAATTTTACCATATTTTAGATAATGAAATCCCATGAAGACATAGTAATAAATAAATTAATAGATAAAAATAATATTATAGAAAATCTAACAAATAATGATTGTAAATGTACTATCATTAATAAAATAAATAATTATTTTGATAATTATTTAAATAGAAATAATAAAATAATTATATTTGAATTAATTAATCAATTTATATATTTTCAAAATAATTGTTGTCAAATTCCGAATAATAATAAAGATTTATTGTCAACTGAAATAGTTAATAATTTAAATGATTTAATAAAAAATTTTTTAATTGATAGACGAAATAGTATTCGAATATTAATCAAAAAAAATAATTATAATTTTTATAATCTTAATAAATTTATTAAAGAATTTTTAATAAAAATAGATTATATTAATGATATTTTAAAACTTAAATATTTAGATGATTCACATACTTTAAATAATACTTTATCTGGTGAAAGTTTAAAAATAAACAATATAACAAATTTTAGTATAGAATATTTATCACAATTTATAATTAGTGATAGTGTAATATTATTATTTATTGAAAATCAAATAATATTATTTTCAAAAAATAATAATAAAGAAATTGAAATATTTTTTTCACTAATAAAAAAAATATGTTATTATGATAATAAGAAATTATATAATTATATTATAAAAATTTTATGTAACATTTTGAATAAAGAAATTATTATTCAAAATTCTAATCCTCTACCAAACAATTTAAAAAATATAAATAAATTAAATACTGATATAATATATTATGATAAAATAATAAAATATTTTAAATATATTAAAAATGATTTAATATATAATATTATTCCTAATATTTTTAATAATTTTATAAATATATTTAAATTTAATTCATTATATGAAATAGAATATGTAACAAATAATATATCTAGTGAATTAAAAAATATATTTGCTAATAAATATGATAATAAAGATTTATTAAAAAATATGTTAATAACTGAAATTTGTTTTTTAATAAAAAAAACATTCAGTTTCGAAATAATTAATAATGAAAATTCAGAACAAGGCTCAATAGATGAATTAAATATTATGATTATAACATTAATTAATATTCTTAATAATACTAATTTATTACTTGATAATTATTTAAATATGAACAATAATTTAATTATTAATGAAATGAATCAATTTATTAACAATGATATATTGTTGAATGCTATTTATAATAGAATAAATTTATTAATTATTAATAATGATATAAATGAAATTTATAAATTATTATCTTTTGTTATAAAAATAAAAGATAAAGATATTATTATTAATAAATATAAAGAGTTTTTAACAAAAAGATTATTATTTAACTATTCAAAATTTTATCCACATTTTCCTGAATTAATAGATTATATTACAATAGAAGAAAAAATATTTAATAGCATAAAAACTAAATTCCATAATAAAAGCATCTATAAAATAGGTAAAATGATTGATGATATAAGAAATTCAATTATTCATAATATAGAACTAGAACTAAAAAATTATGAAATTATTAACGATAAATTTTTAGATAATATAAATAATATATGTATAGTCAATTTATCGTATGAAATATGGAATATTAATTATTCAGATTATATAATTGGTAATAAAATATTAAATGATTATAAAAATACATCAAATATTTTAATTCAATATATTTTAAAATATAATAATATTTATAGCAGTGAATATGATAATAAAAGATTTCTCAATTGGTATTTGCATTATGGTGAAGTTGATATAACTTATTTAAATCAAAATTTAATAATGCTACCAATTCAATATATGGTTCTAGAAATGTTTACTAATCAAAATGAAATATCTTTAGACATAATATATAGTTCATATTTTTTTGAAAATTATCCTACTCAATTCAAAAAAGATATTATTAATTCTTTGATTAGATCGAAATTATTTAATATTAAAAATAATAATTTAATATTAGCGACAAATGGAATATTTGTTCAAAATTTAGTTATGTTATTTACTCATGAATCTGAATTTATGAGTAATAAAAAATTAGAAGAATTAGCACTAACACATAATGATATTGTTATTTCAAATATAAATCATATTTTAAAAATAAATTCATTAGCTTATGATGAATTATTTGATGTAATTAAAAATAAAATTATAGTTTTTAATATGGATAAAAAAATATTTGAAACTGCAATCAATTATATGATAGATAAAGATTATATTATATTAAATAAAAATAATTTATATGAAAAAATCTATTATTAAATATATAAAATGGAAAAATATTTATTTAAATATATTAAATATAAAAATAAATATAATAAATCAAAAATAAATAATTTAAATGGAGGTAGTAAATTATATACTAGAAATATTAGTACTGAATATACTAAAGATATATATGATAAATTAAATAAAGATGACCAAAATAAATTTCCATTTTACTGTCCTAATAATAGGTCTAAATTATGTGGCATTGAAACACCTAATTATGGATTATGTAAATCTGAAGAAACTGAATGTAATAATTATACAGGAGAAAATACTTATCTTGAATATGATTTAGATGATGAGGAAAGAAAAGACAATTATAATTTTGGGCAAAAATTTGGATATGATATTTATAAACATGAAAAAAAAGATTGTTCAAAATTAATAGTTAATTCAACGTATGAAGCTAATTTTTTATTACCAAAAAAATTTAAAATTATGACCTATAATTGTTGGTGGAGTATAAAAAAAACATCAAATGAAACAGAAAATGATTTTCATTTAAAATTCTTTGAAATTAGAATGAAAAATATAGCAGAAATTATAAACAAATCAGATGCAGATATTATTTGTTTACAAGAAGTTGGAAATTTAACTTTTGAAATATTACAACCATTATTAAAAGAAAATTATAAATATTATTATGAAAATCCATTTGAATGCAATATTGATGATAATGGACCTAGAGGTAGATCTTTAGAAACAATGTGTTTTAGCAAATATCCTGTTAAGAGTTTCAAATTATTTAGTGTACAAGGAAATTTGCATTATAATAATGCAATGATTATGTTAGAATTTGACAATCTAATAATATTTAATGTGTATTTACAAGCGGGTACTAGAAATTCACCTGGACAGAAAGATCTATGGTTTAATTATTCAAGATGTAGATACAATGAATATTTAGCAATTGGAAAATATATTAAAGATAATAATATAGATAAACCTATGGTTGTATTAGGTGATTTTAATACTAATTTAAATGGTGATTTTGAAGAATGGCCAGAATTAAAAGCATTCAAACAACTAAAATTAGTAGATTCATGGTTAACAAAAAATGATAATAATAGTGGATTTACTGAAGATACTAACGTTAATTACATGAGATGGAATGTTAAATTTGAAGAAAAAATTTATAGAATTGATGGTATATTTTATACTAAAGATAAATTAAAAACTAATCAAATAGAAATTTTAGGTAATGAACCTATAGATATCGATAAAGAAATGCAACAAAATTTTTATGATATTCGAATTCCTAATAAACCTAATAAAGATGAATTAATTAGAAAAAATAAAAAATTACAATTATGGCCATCAGATCATTTTGCTGTAATGGCTGAATTAGAATTTATTTAAAATCTTTTATTTTTACTATGAAATTGAATTATTAAAAATTATCTAAATAATTTTAATCTATGAAGATTTAAAATATGATCTCTCTCTCTTTATATTTTTTTATCAAATTATATAAGTTATATAATTATAATAAAAATCATTTAAGAATAAAATATATTATAATTATAATAATGTCCGAAGTTATAACAGATTTCAAATGTAAAATATGTAAAAAATATTATTCAGGTTATCAAAGTCTATGGATACACAATAAAAAATTTCATACTAATAATGTTAGCTCAGTTGTTACCAATGTTAGCTCGATATGTAGTAATGTTAGCATGATTGATAGCAATGTTAGCACATGTAATAGTAATTCAAATATTAGTAAATGTAAATTTTGTTTAAAAGTTTTTAATCATAGATCATCAAAATCAAGACATGAAAAATATTGTAATCAAAATAGTAATGATAATACTAATAAATTAGAAAAAATAGAAAAAGAAAATATTGAAATTAAAAATATTTTAAAAGAATTATTAGAAAAAAATTGTAAAATACATCCTAAAACTTTACAAAAAATTAATAAGCAATTAATAAATAATACTAATAATAATTGTACTAATATTATAAATAATGTAAATATTACTAATAATACAATTGTTAAATTTGGGAATGAACAATTAGCTAGCTTATTAAAACGTAAAGATATGATGAAAATTATTAATAAACAATGTTTATGTATTGAAGAATCAATTAAATCAGTCCATTTTAATAAGAATTTACCAGAATATAATAACATTTTTATTACTAATATGAAAGATACTATTGCATATATTTTTGATGGATCAAAATTTATTTTAACATCAAAAGATATAGTTATTAATGATTTATATAATAATCATTTAGAAAATATAGAACAATTTTTAGATGAAGCTGAAGTACCAGAAAATAAATATAGTAAAATTACTAAATTTTTAGATTCTCTTAATGACAATGATAAAAGTTTCATTGATGGCTCAAATAATGATAAAAAATATGCTAATTATAAAGCATATAAATTAATAGCAATAAAAAATTTAATATATAATGAATCAGATAAAAAATTATTAAAAAAATTTAATAGTATGGATTTACAAGAAAAAATAACAGATGTGTCAATATCAGAAATAGATGGATAATTAGAAAATAAAATCCAAGATTTAATTTTGCCGAATCAATTGTAGAAATTATTATTATTTGTTACATATTTTTTTTAGTTAAGATTTTTTATTTTATTAATAATATCAGTAGTGGATATTTTATCATAATATTCAATTTCTTTAAAATAATCTTTAATTTCAAAAAAAAATTTATCTTGATTTTGTCTATCATTTTCATTGCTAAATCCATGCACTATAATATCAATATTATATTTTTTAATAAATTCCAATGATGAATATAATGGACATGGGAAAATAACTTGATCTACTAAATTTATAGATTTTATTATTTCAACTCGATCATTTTCAGATATTATAGGTTTTCTTTTATAACTTTCACAATCGATATCACTAACAACTCCAACTATTAAATAAGTATTATCTGGATCATTTAAAAAATTTTTAGCTTTTTTAAGAGATTCAAGATGTCCTCTATGAAATAAATCAAATACTCCATCTATATAAATTATTTTTTTTTCAACCATTATTTATTAAATTATAAATAAATTTTTATATAAAAATTTATTTATTTAATTCATTTTTCCATAAATTAGCTAATAAATTAAATTTATCAATATTTCTAATTGCGATTCTTATATAATTATTTTTATTATATCCAGTTTTACCCCATCTAATTGGCATTCCGCATTTTTTACTTATATTATATAATTTTTCAGCGACTTCTTTAGAAGGTACTTTTATCCATATCCATGGAATAAATTTAGCACCTTCAAATACCCAATTATTAAAATTTTTTTTAAGAATATTTTGTTGATTTCTAATGATACTAGTATTATTCCAGGTATAATTAATATATGCATCATCATTTATAGCAGCATCTAAATATTTTAGAGCTAAAATATTACAATTCCAAGGTACAATATTTTTTTTTATTAAATTATATGTGTTTTCTGATGGACATAATAAACTACCAATTCTTAAACCTGTGCACGAGAAAAATTTAGTCCATGAATGTAATAAATAAATATTAATATTATCATCAATAGATTTTTTAGTTATACTGTTATTTTCTGAAAAATCCATATTTTAGTCATCAAAAACCAAACTTTTTATATAGCCGTCATTAATGAATTTATATTATTCATAAACAGTTATAATTAAGACAATTATCACTGTGTATGAATAAATATACTTAAAGTTTATCTGTACGTACACCAGTATAAAATTATTAATATCTGTCTTATAAAAAGTTTGGTTTTTTGCGACTAAAATATGGATTTTTTTATAAATCGGCAGTATTATAAACATTCTTTAATATCATATAAGTACTCAGGAAAATTACCCTATATATTATTAGAGTAACATAAATTAATGAAAATTTATATTATTTTTATATAAATATTTTAAATTTTAGTTATAAATGCTTATTCATTTCTTAAAATGAATAAGGCTATTTTTCCAGAGTATAATAATATAGTGAAGATTATTTAATAGATGAAAAAGTCTGAAAAATATTCAAATTTTCTGTACAAAATTTGTTAAGATAGTTTTATTAATTCATAAATTTTTAATTTAATAAAAAATATTATAAGCGCATAGTAAATTATCAATGCTTAAATAATTTATTATTATAGCTATCTATATAAAAAATGAAAACTTTTTATGACTTAATTATTACTAGTCTAGAAAACGACAATAAGTTAAAAAAAAGTTTATTTTAAATTTTTAAATATAAGGTAAAATTCTATAAAAATTGAAATTATTTTTAAATAGTAATCCTAACAACTTTTATTTTTTACCGTAGCCATTTTGGCTCAAGTACATTAACATGACGGCATTTTCCAAGCTTGTAAATTTTAAGAATCGAGACGCCCTGGATGTCTACAACAAAGCACTAAGCAAGTTTGACTTGGGTCCACTTTCGTCCCAGGTGGCAGCAGTCATTGACTGTTCGGTCAAGAAGCGGGAAATTGTAGGCAAGATCGTTGATGTCTTCAGTTATACTGTCACCAAGGATGACGTGCATTATGCAGATCCAAGGATTGGACCAGAATTAAGCAAGCTTGTACCTAGGACGAGCATCATTCTACATGACCCAATAACTGGCAAAGTCTATCCTACCTTTGCATTGAAGAAGTTATCAAGGTCTTCGCCTGATGCCCTGGAAACAAAGCAAGATAGGATCGCCAAGCTAAAAATCAGTAGAAAGGTTAACGGAAAGCCCTGTTCTCTACAGATCCAACAGATTGACGGTGAGACTTTTGTCGTCTTCATTCAGAAGAAGGTCCATGTCCATGTACCATTGACTGCACTTGAAGCTTTCCAGAGTAATCAGATCATGGATTATTTTTCGGAGCATGACCAGCTCAAGGAGCTTTTTGAGGTCATTAATACTGATCTTGACAAGTACATTAAATTGCTGAATCTTCTTGGAGAAAATAGTGTAATTACCGGAGAACTTGACGATGGTAGGCACATTGAGTGTCCTTCGGGTCCGAAGATGTTTGTTCTTCACACTGCTATGAACGGTTTGACTTCAATTGATTTTTCAGTCATTGAGGAGTACTGTAGAACCAATTCTCTGGCATGTGTTACCTACGATACCATTGTTCTATCATCTGAAGGTTCAAAGCTTCATCATATGTGGGCGCATTTAATGGAGTATGCCAAGAAGAATCTGAACTGTGACACAGAAGGTTGGGTTGTTCTTGTTCTGGATGATCAAGACAATCTTATCATGCCAATGAAGGCTAAGAAGCTTCCGTACACGATCATGAGGTCACTTCGTCAGATGTTGCTTCATGGAAAGCGATCCGATGTTGTGACAGAACATGACTTGCATCGTTGTATCGATGAGTTCAAGAAGATTTTTCGTGAAGATCCAGGCAAGACGAGATATTTTGGAATCACAAAGAAGGGACAACGACGATGGTTAGAATGGCTAGAAAATCAGTTTGCAGTTTTTGCAGCTAGATATAGATCCGCAGAGGGCATTCCAATGATGCGGGAAGATGTATCTATTCAGACCTATTATGGAAAAATGAATGGTTTTGGATGGTTTTTATCTCAACTTGTTGGGCTAGGCATGGAACCATTTGTCTTGGAAACAGATGATGTCGACTTTTCACCTGATGCTTTCATCAATAATATTTTTGAAGAAGATAATATGGTAGAATCATCGGATTTATTATTGAAGACAATACCATTGGTTTCTTCTGAGTATACAGTCGAACAAGTTGTAGATACTTTTAACAACTTGAGAAAGAGCAAGCCCAAGAACAAGCCATTGCTGGTTATCATGTTCCAAGGTCTTCCAGGGGGTAGCAAGACTTTCATAGCGAATGAACTAGTCAAGGCATTGATTCGTTCAGGAATCCTGGCTATGTACATTTGCCAAGATTCTATGGGTAAAGATGGTGTCATTCAGGCAATTGAAAACTGTAGACTTACAGATACTATTGCAGTTATTGCAAGGTGTCACCTAGGACAAGATGACAAGAAGATTTATCTTGGTTCTAAGGGTTTGAGAAATGGTGACAGACTTGTCAAGTTTTCTGTAGGAACCAATGATATCAAGACGTTACTTCGTTCCATCCTTGGGGTGATTCACCGTGATAGTCAGGTTACAGGGACTGGATTCTCATACTCATCTACAGATCCGGATAGAATGCTACAGGTACATCGTGACTTGCTTACAAAATGGTCAAATAATGCGGATGCATATCCAGAAGAAGTTTTTGGTCCATCCTACATGATTGATTTGTTAGCGTCAGATCCATTTGAGGGTATATCAGAGACTGGTTCTTTTGCTGAGATTCGTAATTATTTTGTTGTGAATGGATTACTAGAAGAATCGGGAGCCATGACTGAGAAGATGCATGGAACCCTTATTCCGATTCAGACGACTATCAACCGAATCATGGCATCCTTGATTTCGCCAAGTACCATTTGGGGAACATGGAATACAGGCTGTGTTAGACAGTCTGAATCAGTGCAAAAGAAAGACAAGGTTTTGTATTTCTGTCTCAAGTTTGATGTACAACAGGTAAGTGAGTTGATCCACAACCTTGATCTATCCAATTATGCGGAAAATGCTACCTTCAAGAGTGAAGATTTTCATACCACAATGTGGTTCTGCACAAGAGCGACAGACACTACAATCAAGACTTACATGGAAGGAATTGCAACATTTATGGGTCGGGATTTTGCTATTACTGTCAAGAGCTTTTCGAGAGATGCTGCCTTTGGACGCCTTGATATTGAACTGCCATCCGAGTTGACGCCGTTCTACAAGAATGAAATTAAGGCACATATAACACTAGTTCATACAGGAAAGGCTTCGGAAACAGGAACTTTTGAGCCGACTCAGATTGTTCCGTTGCAAGCCACGATTCAGGGAAAGGTGATGGCAGCTATTCACGGAAACAAGATGGTAGACACACTTATTCTATGAGTTGTATGAAATATTATCAACCAAGTTGTACATATATATTTACAATAATTTATTTATTATATACTATGAATGAATGAAGTTATTTTATAATTATTTTTCTTAAAGTTTTTTTAGTTCATAATGATAATTTTGTTAAATAAAAAATTTGCAATAAATGATTAACAAAAAAAAATAACTTATTGATTTAATTAATCCTTAATATGGTAATATTATCTTAATCATAATTTATTGTGATAAATTCTTAATTAATCCAACCGTTATTTAAAACTTGATATTTCTTTACAATGATCTATAGAATTTTAATTATTATCATTTCAATATATTAGCTATAAATAACTAATAATCAAAACTAACAACTCCAACTATTAAATAAGTATTATCTGGTTCATTAAAAAAATTTTTAGCTTTTTTAAGAGATTCTAGATGTCCTCTATGAAATAAATCAAATACTCCATCTATATAAATTATTTTTTTATTTATTTTATTCATATATATATATATGAATAAAATATTATTAATTATTTTAATAATTTTATTATTATTTTATATACACAATAGAATGTATCATTTATTTATTTTTAATTGGTGTGTAATTTTGTATAAGATTATTGTATCAGAAAATTTTAGAGAAAAATTTATAAAAAAAATAGTAATAAAATTATATTACAGTTATACAACTCTTAATAAAGAAATTGGTTATGTATTAATAGATGAAGTTCATTCTATTTTTGATAAATATAAAGTTCCTTTCTGGTTATCTGAAGGTACAGCATTAGGAATATTCAGAGATAATGATTTGATAAGTCATGATGATGATATCGATATAGGATTTCATGCACAATATTATGATAAATTTATTAATAATATTATTCCTGAACTTCATAAAAATAATTATTATATTAATAATCATCTAAATTTATATTGGATTGAAAAAAATAATTTTATTATTGATATAAATATGATAGAACCTAATAATGTAGCTATAGACAAATTTTTTGCTCCTTCTAATGATGTTATACCATTTTTAACAGAATTTTATCAAAAAAAATGGCGAAATAAAATATGGAATCTTCCTAAAGAACATTATTATGAATATGTATACGGTAAGGATTGGATGATACCTCTAAGAAAAAAACCGTCATTTTTTTAATTCATTTTCCCACAAATTAACCAATAAATTAAATTTATTAGTATCGCGAATACCTATCCTAATATAATTATTCTTATTATATCCTGATTTACCCCATCTAATTGGCATTCCACTTTTTTTACTTATATTATATAATCTTTCGGCAATATCATTTGTTGGTAATTTAATCCATATCCAAGGTATGAAATCTACACCTTCAAATACCCAATTATTAAATTTATTTTTAAGAATATTAATTTGTTTATTTTTAATTTTATTTGTATTATTCCAGGTATTATTAATATATTCATCATCCTTAATAGCAGCCTGTAAATATTTTAAAGCTAAAATATTACAATTCCATGGTATTAAATTATTTTTTATTAGATTGTAAGAATTATCAGATGGACATAATACACTACCTATTCTTAAACCAGTGCATGAAAAAAATTTAGTCCAAGAATGTAATAAATATATATTAATATTATCATCAATTGATTTTTTATTTATATAATCAAATAATGATAATAAACTATTATTTCTAAAATCTGAACCATACCATAACTGCATACTTTCATCGATTATTATTATACTATTTTTTTTACATTTATTTATAATATCAACTAATTCATTTAAATTATAATATATTCCAGATGGATTACATGGATTAACAATACATATTATATCAGCATTTTCAATCTCAGTTTTTTTTAAATTATTATTTATACAATTAATTTCATATTCACAATATTGAATATCTGGTACATAATAATTTAAATAATTATTATTATTACAATTTATTCGTATAATTAATTCAATTAATTCACTTGCTCCATTTCCAAATAATAAATTATTATTTTTTTTATTTAAATCTTTATATAAAAAGTTTACTAGATCTGATTTAAATGGTTCAAATGTATGATTTGGATAATAATTAATATCGTTGATATTATTTATAATATTATTTATTCCTTTAATTGATGCTTTCATAAAATTTGTTGTAGTCGAAAAATCTTCAATTAAATATTCTAAATTATGTATATCACTACCACCATGATTACTCATATTATATAAAATATATAATTTTCTTTTAAATAATATCTAAAATCGTAATAATGATAAATTTTTAATTAAATATATTATATATATGTATGCAGATTTTTTTTTTAATTTTTATTTTATATCTAATTTTATATGATTATATTTTATTTAATAATAATGATAATAATAATTGATATAATAATAAGAATATTAACAGATACCAATAATTTTATAGAGTTACCCAAAAAAATAATTCATAATAAAAAAATAGTATTATGTATATCTGGTATTTTGAGCGAAGAGTATATTACAACATTAAAAACAATAAAAAAATATATTATAGATATTTATGATACTGATGTATTTTATAATTTTGATAAATCAAATAATTATGATATTAATATTATTAATAATATATTAAATCCAAAAATGTATGAATATAAGGATTATGATAATAAAATGAAAATATCAAATAATTTTAATAAAAATTATTTTAATATGTGTGCAAGATTAATAGATTGCAATAATTTAAAAATAGAATATGAAAAAAAAAATAATTTTTCATATGACATTGTAATAAGAATTAGACCTGATATTTATTTTAAAGATTCATTAAATATATTAAATATTAAAGATGATACTATATATATGCATCAAACATTATATTTACCAATTATTAATGGTACTCTATTTGGTGTTTGTGATCAATATTTTTATTGTACTAATAATATTGCTAATAAATTATTAAATAATAATTTATTTAATTCTATAAATAATATTGATAAAAATTGTTTATATAATGAATATATTTTTTATTATTACATAAAATCATATAATTTGAAAATAGAAAAAGTTTATTCATCTTCTTTATTATATAAATTATGTAATTTTAATTTATATAAATTAATTAAATATTTATATGAAAAAAAATTTAATTTATTATGTTTTTTGTAATTAATTATTTCAATATTATTATATATGAATATTATTATACCAATAGGTGGATTAGGAATTAGATTTAAAAAAAATGAATATACTAAACCAAAACCATTAATTAATATTAATGGTGAACCAATGATTAAATATATTTTAAATAGTTTAAAATTAACATTAAATGATAAACTAATTATTATATTTAATAAAGAATTAAATAATTTTAATTTTAAAAGTTATTTTCCTAATAATACTATATTTTATGAATTAAATATAGTAACTAAAGGAGTTGTTGAAACTATATTTAATTTTTTTATTAATTATAATATTATTAATCTTCATAAAACATGTGTGATTTGTGATTGTGATACATTTTATAATATAGATGTATTAGCTAAAATAAGAAACTCAATTAATAATAATATTATTAGTTTTGCACATAATAATAATGATCCAATATATTCTTATAATATACTTGATAATAATAATAAAATTGTAGAAATTAAAGAAAAAAAAATAATAAGTAATATTGCTAATTGTGGGATTTATTGTTTTAATGATATAAATAATTTGTTTAATTATTGTAAAAAAACTATTGATTCTAATTATATGTATAATAATGAATTTTATTTATCATGTTTAATTAATTTAATGATTAAGGATAATCATATTTTTGAATCAGTTTTGATAAATTTTAATGATTTTGTATGTTTAGGGACACCATTACAACTTAAAACATATTCTATACAAAATAATTCATACAATAAAAAACGTTTTTGTTTTAATATTGATAATACATTATTAATTACTAATATTAGCGATTCATCAAAATTTATACCATTAGAAAAAAATATTAATTATTTAAAATTTTTAAAAAATTTAAATCATACAATTATTTTATATACTTCAACAGGAATGAATAATTACAGTAATAATATAGGAAAAATTATGCAAAATGATGGAATTCTTATTTTAAAAACTTTAGAAGAATTTGAAATACCATACGATGAAATATATTTTGGCAAACCTTATGCAGATTATTATATTGATAATCTAGCAATAAATTCAAATTATGATTTAGAAAAAGAAACTGGATTTTATCAAAATAAAATTCATGAAAGATCTTTTAATAATATATCAATTGATAAAATGGATATAATTATTAAAAAAGGTAATATAAATGGAGAAATATATTATTATAAAAATATTCCAAATAAAATAAAGTATTTATTTCCTATATTTATCAATCATACTGATGATTCATTAATTATTGAAAAAATTAATGCTATCAATTTTTCTCATTTATTTATTAAAGAATGTTTAACTACAGATATATTTATTTTATTATTAGAAAAAATTAATATTATTCATACAATTGATTTAATAACTGATAATAATATTCCTAATAATGATAATATTTTAAATCATTATATTAATAGATTAGAAACAAGATTTAAAAATCCATTATATAATAATTTAAATAACTCTTCAAAAATTTATAATATATTGAATAATTTTTTTATAAATTATAAAAATGAATGTATTATAAGAATAGTACATGGTGATCCCGTATTTACTAATATATTATTAAATGAAAAAAATATAAAATTTATAGATATGCGTGGAATATTAGATAATGATTTTACAATATATGGTGATATATTTTACGATTATGCGAAAATATATCAAAGTATATTAGGTTATGATGAAATAATGCATGATATATATATATCAAATCAATATAAGTGCGATTTAACTGATATATTATTTAGTTTTATTAGAGATAAATATGGTGAAAAATACATTAATTATATTAAAATTATTACATATTCTCATATATTTACTCTATTACCATTACATAATTATAATAAAGCAATTAATTATTATAATTTGATAAACTTTGAAGAGCTAAATGAATTAATTTATTCTTTTAATTTATAATTAATGTATTTATTATTTTATCAAAATAATTTATATTTATAAAAGTTAATATCTAAAATTGTAATAATGATAAAATATGAAAATAATTTATATAATTTTTTTGATAAAATAATATGTATTAATTTAAAATCTAGACCAGATAGATATGAATCAGCAACAATTGAATTTAAAAAATTAAATATAAATAATGTTGAATTTTATTTTGCTGAAAAATCTTCTAAAGGTGGAAAATATGGTTGTTTTGAATCTCATATTAATGTAATAAAAAAATGTTATAATAAAGGATATTATAACATTTTAATATTTGAAGATGATTTAAGACCATCTAATTTTTATAATATAGAATTATTAAATGAATCTATTGAATTTATGAAAAATAATAATTGGGATATTTTTTATTTAGGTTATTTTATTTTTAATGAAGATGCAACTGATAATATAATTTTATCATATAATAAAAAAACAGATAATATTATTCAATATAATCCATGTTCTACACATACATATTGTCTAAATAAAAAATCAATGGAAAAAATATTATCTACCTACCATAATTATATTGGAATAATACATTATGATATTTATTTATCTAATAGAGAATATTTTAAAAATTATTGTATTCTACCGATGTTATTTGAACAACACTATTGTTATGAAATAGATAATGAAACAGATAACTTGATTCAATTAGCCGCTAGAAAATCTCAATGTTTTTTAGGAGATTATATGAATATTAATTCTAATATAACTTATCTTATATATTTTTATAATAAATATTATTATATTTTAGGATTTATATTTATTATATTTTGTATAATTTTATATAGATATTATAATAAATTTAAATTTCCAAATTAATATTTTTTGGTAAATAAAAATCATTTACAAAACATTCTCGCCAATTTGATGATACATAATAATGAGTTAGCTCTTCTCCTTTTTGTATATCTTTAGATGCAACAATCATATAAAAATAATCATCATAAAATCTATACATTCTGGTATTTGGATTTATATCTGAATTATAAAATATAGCATTGCCACTTCCAGTTGTCCATTTATTTTTATCAGCTAATTTTTTACCACATGAATTCCAGGTAAAAACATATGGACATTTATCACCGTCTAAATTATCAATTTTTCTTTGTAATCCCCATTCAATAACTTCTCCTGATTTAATATTATCAGTAGCAAAAACACCATAACCAGTAAATTTTGAATGTTTTAATAAAGCAATCTTTGAATTATTATCAACAATTTGTATTTGATTTTTTTGAATTTTATTTATATGATTTTTAATTTCATTATAATGAATATCTCTTTGTGAATCTTGATCTTTAAATATTCTAAAATATCTATCTAATTGATCTTCAGAAATATTTAATTTTTTATTATAATCATTATCTATATTTAACATTATATTGCTTTTATTATCTGTATATAATATTAATGGTGTATCATCTCTAATATTAGTTATTGCAGTAATATTATAGTCTAATGAATAATTAACTATATCAAATTTAACTGATAAAAAACAATTTGCATAATTATAGGATTTTGGAAAAAACATACCATTTCCACTTATTAAAAAATATGGACTTTTAAAAATATTTTGTAAAGCAACTGGTTTAAAATCATATTTTTTATTAATTAAAAAAGGTAGATAATCAGAATTATTGTTAATATTAATATTTCTCATTATACCTGTTTCAATAATTGAATTTTTTTGTATATTTTTAAATGAATATGGTAAATTATTTTTAATAATATTTAATCTCATTATAATAATAAAAGTATAAATCTTTATATAATTTGTGTATATTAAATATATAAAAAATATCTTATATATATTTAATAGATGTATATAACATCAGAACCTTCGTCAGAAGAATTTTTACCTACAATGGCAGAATTATCTAAATAGTATGTGCATATGTTTGAAAAATATGGTTGGATGTGTTTAATAAAAGAAAATATGAATAATCAAAAAAAATATATTGATCATTATACATTAATATTAAATACGTATGTAATAACAACCGTTTATTACATGAAAAATTAAAAGATAAAAAAATAGCAGTCTCATGGATTAAAAATGAAGTAGATGAATTAAATATACTAATAGCAAATACAGATAAATTACGGAATATGGTTCAAAAATTAATATTAACACCAAAATTAGAAGGTGGAAAAAAATCATCTATAAAAGCAAAAAAAAACCCTAAAAAATGAAGTTAATCGTTTAATAGTATAAAAAATTGATAATTTAATAATTAGCATTAAAATTCAATATTTTAATGGAAATATTATATGATGAATTAATCGATAATCCTTTAACTTCAAATGTATCCTTAATATATTTTGATGAATCATCAGAATCAAATATAGAAATTTCTTATGAAAATATATCTAAATATTTTAAATATATTTTTATATTGATAAAAAAAAATAATTATATTATTACATCTGATTTTTATAATTATAAAATATCTAAAAAATTATATGATGAAGTTTCAGATAATTTAATTTTATATAGATGTTCTGTAAATATTCTAAAAAATAAAATGCATTATAATAATATTTTAATTTTAAATAATGAAAATTTACTTAAATATAATATTTTTAATTATAAATTAAATAATAAAAATATTGTATTACCAATATTAAATATTGAATTTTCTAATATTATTCAATATTTAGAACAATATGATATTAATTATACTTTAAATAACTTTTATAATTTAAAAATATTAAATAATTATTTTCAATATAATGATACATATTCGACTAATAATTATTTATGTAATTTTATAAATAATTTAAATGAATCAAATTACTGGATTAATTGTAAATCTATATATCCTATAACAAACTATTTTACGCGACGAAAATTTGTAATACAGTTATCTAGAATGGCAGATAATAATTTAGCAGATATAATTAAAACAAAAGTAATTAACCAATTAGATATTAAACCACATAAAAATTCAGATCATAACTCAGAAAATAATAATGAAATAGATTATTTAAATGAAATTAATTCAAAAAATAATTTCATCGATATATCTTGTTCAATAGATAAAAAAATAATTAATAATGATTTTGTTGATATATCCGATCAAGATATGAATTTAAATTTTACAAAAAATGATATAAATAATTTATTTAATCATTTAGATATAAAACAAAAATATTTATTATTTTCACATTTAATAATAAGTAAAAAGTATTGTCATTTAGTGGTTAATAATATTTATTTGTTAAAAATGATGGATGAAACACTTAAAAAATTTTCAAGTCTATTTAGATATTTACTTAGTTATGCATGGATAAGTTTTTATTCTGATGAATGTATCAAAAAATCAAATGTAGTAACAACAGATGATTTCATTTTTGATATTAATACAGCTGCTGCATTACCCTTATTTTCATTTGATCACACAAAACCAAAAGAAAATCCATATATGCCAATACTAGTTAGAGATTGGGAATTAAAACCATTAGAAAATTTCTGTGGTATTCCAGAATATTGTAATTCAAAATATAATAATCAAGGAATATGTAATTTAGAACAATTTCAAGAAAGACTAAATATATTTTGTACTGGTAAAATTAATTTTAATATTTTTGAAAATTTTGATTTTCAAAAATATAATGTAGCAATTTCAGGAAGTGTTATGACAGCATGTATTCAAAAAAGTCATCCTTTATTATCTAGATTTAAAATTATTAATAATAATGAATCTTATTATTCAGAATTATATAATAACTATTTTGATGAATATTATTCAAAATCAGATGTGGATATTATTTTTAAAGCAACAAATGAAATAATATTTTATAAAAATGCTAAAATATTTTATGATCATATAACAAATAATATTTGTAAATTTAATAATTTGAATAATAAAAAAGATATAAAATTTGTAGTAAATAAAATAGGATATTTATTTGTTTCTGAAGAATTTATAAATAAAAATATAAATTTAGATAATTCTAATAAAATACAATATATTATAGATAATATAAATAATATAGAAATTAAAAATATATTTAGACCATTTTATGAAAAAATGATAGAAGAAAATTATCATAAATTAATTCTAGAATATTCAGATAATTTAGATGAAATGATTAATTCATATCCGGAAATATTTAAAAAAGATATTAATATAGATTTTAAAATCTATATTAATAAAAATAAATCAAATAATCAAAATTTAGAGTTAAAATATACATATAAATTTCATATTATTTCCAAATATATTAAACACAATTTAGAATTATTTTCAATTATTAACGAAGATTTTTTTGGAGTTGTTACAAATTTTCATATGCCATGTGTTCGAGCTTATTATAATGGGAATAATGTATATTTAACACCTTCATGTATTACCGCACATTTAACTTATATGAATATTGATTATAAATATATTACAGGTACAAAAGATCCTTGTGAAATTATTAATAAAAATAGATTAAGAGGATTTGGTACATGGCTTAATAAAAATGAAATTCAATTAATGATAAAATATTGTTCGAATGTACCTTATTGGAAAAATTTATATTCAGATTATATTGTAGGTCCAATTTCATTAAATCATAAATTATTTCGACCTAGATTATATAATATTGATTATAATGTAGAAAATCAAAATTCAAATTCAGATAATTTACAACTAAATGATAAATATAATAATATTAATCTTGGTGATGTAATTTATAAACCTAATAAAATTATACCGAAAGTAACAAATAATTTAATAAATTTTAGTAAATTGTTAGCTATAGATTCATGGGGGCGTATAATTCCAGTTAAAAAATGGATAATATTAACAACATGGAATATGTATAATGAAATATAACAAGTAACACTTTATAAAGTTATTAAATTTACAATTCGAGATTATATAGCAAGTTTTAGAATGTTCTATTAAAATTTTTTTTTTATTATATTCTTAATAACTTTTTTATTTAATGATAAATTATTTATATTTTCAATTAAATCATCTAAATCTTTTTCTGTTTTTTTTATTAAATTTTGTTGAATATCAATGTATGGAACTATAGCATATTTATTAATAATTTGTAAATTCTTAATTTTATTTAAATAATAATTATCATTTATTAAATTTAAACACTCTTCTAATTTTATTGATTTAATAATAATATAACAATAAATATCATTAATATTAAATAATGACCATGTATCATTTATTATATCATATTTAATCACTAATCTTAGATTATCTAGCTTTTGATTTAAATTATTAAAATTATCATAAATTAATTTATCAAAATCATTAAAACTTTTTAATTCATTATTTGTAATTTCTTCAAAATGATAATAACAAAGATTTAATATATTTTTTTTATTTATAATACAATTAAATTTTTTATTAGTTAATTTGAATAACAAACAACATATATTGTTAATAAAATTTAATTGACAATTATATATATTTTCAATATGATTATTTATAATATGTATCATAATAATATTTTATATATTCAATAAGATTTTAAATATATTTTGAAAAAAATTAATAATCATACGGATTATATCTAGGTAAATCATAATCATATAATTCTACAATAAATGGACCCTTTGATGGATCTGTACCATGAATATGTATTTCTTGTTTATTGTATATTTCTCTATCACCTTTAACTTTAATGGGTATTTTAATTTTTGTATTATGCATTTGACCTTCAACATAATATTCATATTGATTAGATCTTGGATATTTTTGTCTTCCAAATAAGTTGTATGCTGTTTCTGTATTTGACCTAATAACAATACCCATTAATTGATAATTATCGGGATAACCATTTGTAGGTATATTCCATATTTTTTTTTTTATATTATTAAATGGATATTGATATTCAGGTAATCTTCTTTCTGGTGGATAAAAATCATCATATAAAACTTTTTCATCTCTTTTTTCTAAATACTCTCTTTTGTCACTTTGTTCAAACTGTAGATTTAATAACAATTTTTTTACTTTATCTATAAGTGTATCTGTATATTTATAATCAATTTCATTAATATGATTTTTTTTATCCACATGTATATAATATACAGTTAAAATAAAAATTAAAGAAAATAATATTATAATATAATTTGTTGGAAAATAATTATAATGAGCCATTATAATTATTATAGAAAATTATAATTATAATTTTTTTATAAAATAATAAATAGTTATAAAATTTTTTTTTTTTTCATCGGTATATAATTTTCTAGGATAAATAAATAATATATTATCTTTTATTAAATATGATATTATCGATAAATTTATTTCAAGTTGAACATATTCATCAAATTTTTGTCTAGAATTAAGTAATAATGATTTAATAATTGCATGTTCACTTGAATTTGTACTAGGCTGTAATTTTAAACCATAATCTAATAAATCTCTACAAATTTTAGTTTTATCGTAATCAACATTAGGTAATAACCAGCCCCATATCCATATATTTAATTGATTATCAAAATATCCTAATAATTCAAAGTTAAAACTTTTTTCATTTTCACTATTTTTAAAAAATATAATTAAATCATTATCAAGATTATATGGATTTTCTTTTTGAATATTAATATTAACATCTTGTGTATTAATATATTCAAAATATTTTATATTTTGATTATCATAATATGATAAAGAAGATTTTATTATTTGATCTAATGCAAAATTTTCCATATTATAATAAATAATAAAATATTTTATTATTTATTATAATATTTATAGATAAATTATAAAGTATCTAATATTAATTTATTTATTTCTTCTAATTCTAATTTATATTTATCTAATAAATTTAATAATATTTCTTTTCTATGTTGATGATATTCTGGATATAATCTGTTATGAATAAAATTTTCAATTGTATTTATCTGTAAATGACAAAAAAAATATGATATTTTATGAGTAATTATTTTGGGTAATATATTCTGATTTAATAATTCTAAATTATTTTTTATAATTTTATCATATTCTAATAAATTTTTTGCAGCATTTTCAATAAATATTTGATCTGGTTCAGATAATAATTCATTATCTTCAGATATTATATAATCTATAATTGATTTTCTATTATTATCTTCATTTGCTGATTTATCACAATTTAAATCTTTTATTTTTGTATATTTTGATTTTAAACAATACTCAAAAACTATATCTTTAAGTATATTTTGTGTATCAAGTAAGATATTTAATAAATATTTAACATTAAATAAATATTCTTTGCCGATTATTAATTTAGAACGACTCTCTTCTTCACCAATATTTTTTGAGTTTGAATCTTCGTTTCCTACTAAACTCAAAGATTTTTGATTTTCTGTCATTATAATTAAGATGATTTTATTTTTGTTAAATATACATTGACATGCGAGAATCTGATCTTTCTTTTTTTTGTGATAAATTTAAATTTGCCATTTCAATGTCTTCCATAATTATATCTTTATTTTTTATATTTTTATTAAATGTACGTAATGATTGAACTTGTTTAATTTCATTAACTAATTTTTCAATATCTCCTCCATAATATGGAAAATTATGTTTGTTATTATTGAAGAAATTATCTAATTTTTCATTTGATTCATTTAATTTAAATTTACTATTATTAATTTTCCTAATAAAAATTTCTCTTAATTCATTTGGTTTATAACCGTCTATTTTATAATGTGAATGAAATCGCCGTCTCATACCTTTATTATATTCAAATAAACATAATTCTATTTCTTCTTCATAACCAGCAATAATAAACATGAATTTCCCTTTCTTTTCTGATAAGTATAGATTTATCATATCAATTGCTTCTTTTGAAAATGAATCTCTTTTTTCAGCATTACCAAGTGAATAAGCTTCATCTAAAAATAATACACCATTTAATGCAGATTCCAATAATTGTCTAGTTTTTGGTGAAGTTTGACCCAAATATTCACCCACTAAATCATCTCTTTTAATTTCAATAAATTTATCAGATTTTAAAATATTAAGTCTTACAAAAATATCTGCATATATTTTTGCAAATTCTGTTTTTCCAACTCCTGGTGGTCCTGATATAATAGTATGTAAATATTCATCATCAAAAGGATTTTGAATATAATAAATAATTTTTTTAAATACATCATTTTTTATTTCTTTTAAACCAACCATATTATTCAATTTAATTAAGGCAGGTATTAAATAATATAATCTTTGTAATATTAAATTATGTCTGATCGGAAACCATATTTTATCTAGTTTTATTATATCATCTAATGATTTTATTGATGCAATAATACTATTAATTTTTTCTATTGAATAGCTAAATGGTGATATTTTATAAAAAATAGCTTTATATTTCGATTCAATGTTTTCTTGATTATTTTTATTATTTTTATTATTATTATTATTTTCACAGCATGATGAACTCTGAAATTCATTTAATTTTCTTTTTAAACATGATATTTCATTAATATATAAATTATTTTCTTTTTTCAAATTTTCGTTGTCTATAAATAATTTATAGTTATTTAAATGTCTTAAATGAAATGTAGATATTTGATCAACATATAATTTGAAATTATATAAATGATTCATTTGTAAAATAGACATTTGAGCAACATTATTTGTTAATAAACTTAAATCAGTATTCATTATATTACTATAAAAAAATAAATGTTTATATTATTTATTATCAATTTTTATATTAAATTGGATTTAATGATAATATTATTATTATTATTTAATATATAAACATATTTTTTTTTATTTTCTATTATAATTTTAATTTTATATTCAGGTAAAATAGTTAATAAATTAAATTCTATAAAATAATTTAAATTATTAATTTTTATAAATGGAGGAAATAATTTTTTTAATAAATTTTCATAATAATCATTTTTATTATTATTTATAAATTTTAAATCTAAAAATCTATTTATAACAGAAGTTTGAATACTAATCATATCTTTAACGTTTTCGCAAACTAATTTAATCGGTGAAAAATTTATATTATTAGTTTGAATATTTAATGTTATTGAATAATATACTTTTCTTATTCCAACAGCTTTCATCATAGTTAAACAATTATAACAAGGTCTAGCATTACATGCATGTCCTGATTTATTTATACGGATAACTATTAAATCGATTTTTTTTTTCTTTTTTTCATTTAAATATGTTAAATTTTTATTTTTATCAAAATAAAATGATTTACCAAAATATTTAATTATTGCATGAGCTTCTGCATGCAAACTAGCTATATTATTCTGTTTTAAATTACTGGATAATAAATTACAATATGGATTAGATATCATTTTATTGCTTTTTAATATAGTTGCTGCTAATTGTTGATCAATTTTACTTTCCAATGCTTTATTATAAAGATGATTAATTATAGAATTATTAAAAGGTAAATCAGATTTAGTATTTAAATTATTCATTAATATTGTAATTTATTAAGTATATTTATTTATAAATCAATTTTTTTTGTTTTAGAATTAGATTTTCTAAAACAAAAATCTGATTTTTATATTAAAAAAAAATAAAAATCAGATTTTTGTGATCTAATAATTCAAAATAGTTCATTTCATCATCAATATTAATTATTTGAGAAAAATCCGTTAGGATGGAGCGATTAATTTGATTATAATTAATCACTAATTTATGAAATTTAATTTTTTCATAAGCGGAATTAATTATATGAGAAAAATTTTTAGTTTTATTTTTTTTTTGCTGTTTTCAACAAATACGAATCTGATCATAAGCCTGTAAAATCATTGTGATCTAATAATTCAAAATAGTTCATTTCATCATCAATATTAATTATTTGAGAAAAATCCGTTAGGATGGAGCGATTAATTTGATTATAATTAATCACTAATTTATGAAATTTAATTTTTTCATAAGCGGAATTAATTATATGAGAAAAATTTTTAGTTTTATTTTTTTTTTGCTGTTTTCGACAAATACGAATCTGATCATAAGCCTGTAAAATTATTTCTTCAGAATTAAAACTAAAAAAATTCATATTAGAATTTTTTAGGTTTGGTTTTCAGAAAAAGCTTTGCTATAGCTAACAACTACGGTAATAATTAATTATTTGGTGTCCTATGGTAATAATTAATTATTTGGTGTCCTACGGTACAAGTTAAAATTTAGGGATGCATGTATAAATTTTTTTTTCAATTTTTTTACTATATTTATTTATATCTAATTAATAAATATGAATAAATATAGAAAATATAAAATTCCAGTTTCTAATGAAACTATGAATGATATATGTAATAAAAAAAAAGAATTTGAATTGTTACCACAACAGAAATTTATTGCTGAATATTTATTTGATAACCAACATATTAATGGTTTATTAATATTTCATCAAATTGGTTCAGGTAAAACATGCACTGCAATCAATATAGCAGAAAAATTTAAAAATATATTAAAAATAGTTATAGTATTACCAGCATCATTAATAGGAAATTTTAGAAATGAAATAAGAAGTGATTGTACTAGCATTTTAAATAATAATATTTATATTAGTAAATTAAATAATGAAAAATTAAAAAAATTACTTCCTAATAATAAAGAATATATACAAATTATAAATGAATCCAATAATTTAATTGACAAAATATATAATATTTACTCATATCATAAATTTATTGAATTAATTAATACACCTATTAATACATTAGGTATTCCATTTGATTTAAATAATACTTTATTAATAATTGATGAAATACAAAATATGATTTCATTATCAGGTGTATTTTATAATTCATTAAAATATTGTATTAACAAAACAAATAAATTATTAAAAATAATTCTGCTGACGGGAACACCAATGATGGATAATCCAAATGAGATTGGACTATTATTTAATTTATTTCGACCTAAAATAATGTTTCCAGTTGGTGATGATTTTAATAAATATTTTAAAATAAAAAATAATGAATTAGAAAAAATTGATGAATTCAAATATATGTGTAGAGGTTTAGTATCGTATTATAGAGGTGATTTACCAATATCTTATCCTGATATGAATTTACAAGTATTAAGATGTATAATGAGCGATTTTCAATTTGAATCCTATAAAATAGCTATACGTAAAGAAAAAAAACAAAAAAAAAATTTTTTTTTAGATGCGGATAATCCAATTAAATTATCCGCAAATTTTTTTATTGGACCAAGAATTATATCTAATATTACTTTTCCAAATCAAAAAACTGGGGGTAAAGGATATGAATCAATAGAAATAGCTTTAAATAATATGAGAAAATATTCTATTAAATTTCATATTATTTATAATAAAATTAAAGAAAGTAATGGTCCAATTTTTATTTATTCTCAATTTTTAGATGTTGGTGGTTTAAAATCATTAATTAAATATTTTGAATTTCATGGTTACACTAAATATAATATGGATTTAATTTCGAATACTAAAAAAAATTATGCAATATGGTCAGGTAGTGAATCATTATTAAAACGAGAAAATATTAAATCTGTATTTAATAGTTATGAAAATAATGATGGTTCATTAATAAAAATATTATTTGGAAGTCCTGCAGCAAAAGAGGGAATTAGTTTATTAAGAGTTGAACAAGTTCATATAGTTGAACCATATTGGAATATGTCAAGAATTAAACAAATAATAGGTAGAGCTGTTAGATATTGCTCTCATAAAGATATGCCGGAAGATAAAAGAAAAGTCGACGTATTTATTTATTTAGCATGTTATCATACTACAAAAACAATTGATGAATATATTTGGAGTATGGCAAAAAAAAAAGGTGCTGTTATAGATATATTTGAACATGCTTTAAAAGAAGTTGCTATTGATTGCAATTTATTTTATAATCGAAATTATTATTCTACTGATAAAAAAAAAATAATATGTAGTAATTATTCTTTATAATTTATTTTTTTATTTCAATTTTACGAGATCTTTTTTATAGCAATTAAAAGAATAATAAAATCTCATTTTTTATAAAAATTAATAAAAATTTATTAATTTCATAAGAAAATCAATTATATAGTAAGCCTTCAAATAGGCTTTATAATAATGAGCTGGGTATTGCCTAGTTATCCAAAAAGAATTTGGAAGGTCTGTACATTAGGCATTATATTGTCACAGCAAATTACCAATTATCATCTCCCACAGCCACAGGTGCAGGTGCTTCCCAATTGTCTGTTAAAAATGATACTCGTTGTGCAGACAAATCATTCCTGGCTCGGCGTGCACAACCGCGTGAACAGCTGCCATTTGCATTGAGATCGGATCGACAGACTGTCGAGGCGCATCGATTGCAGCGAACCAGTGAGCGTGGGCAAGCAACAAATCCATTATCGCCACGCATGTGATGATGCAGATCAGACACTCCTGCGAATGTCATATCACATTGGGCGCACTCAATTGGATTGAGTGGTTCTCCAAAGTAGTTGCTGAACTCTTTATTCTCAGAATCTAGATACGCGTCAGTCATCCTCATCGAGAGCATGTTGATGGTGTATGCCTGATCTGCGCGCGAGAACCTGTTGTAGATAGTTCGACACACATGGCACCTAACCGCGTGATAGGGGCTGTCAATTGAAAGCCCTGTAATGTTACGTGCACATCGCAAGCAAACCATCATCGAACAGTCGGGGCGTCCAGTCTGAGGATTGGTCCTCTCATAACAAGGAAACTTGAGTGTAACAGGCGGACCAATGCATGTACAAATCGGGCATGTCACCTCACTGATCATCGGGTTCTTTAGAATCTGAACCTTGGCAGCAGACCTAATCTGTTCCTTCGAAGAATTCAAGATTCCTGCCATCTCTGTCTTGAGAGTCAAGATCTTATGAGAAGCAGTTGCAATCCTGGTCTCAAGATTGCGGCGCTTGGCCTGCATCTCTTGAAGCATCTCTTGAAGATTTAGTGCAGCTGGTGTTGGGTCATTTGTGAGCTCGAAAACGAACTTTTTCATGCGATCCCAATGATTTTGAATCCACTTCTCGCATGATTCTTTGTGAAGACTAAGCTCCTGTTGAAGACGGGTAAGCTGCTCCTCAGCATCCTTGATGATTTCGCGGAAGTTGTCGATAACCTCCTTCGAAGAAGGAGGAAGATCCCTGAGCAGAGCACTAACCACAGACATTGTGGTGTCTTGGGTTTTTAACTGGATGCGAATGCGTCAAGGTTGTCTTGAGCCAAAATGGCTACGGTACTAGATTTTTTTAATAGGAACACTTAAATAATTTAAATTTCAATTTTTTTTTAATAATATAAATTTTACATTATTTTTGTAATATCATCTACGGTTAAATTTTTATTATTAATTAGATTTAAATAATAATCTTTTTTAATTAAATTTGATGATTTATTTTTATTATCATTTAAATAATCTAAATAATCAAAATATTTAGGTTGTGTAGTTAAATATGATTTTAAATTTTGAGCAAATGTTATTTCATCAGTTGTAAATTTTTCATATTTTTCAGTTTTATACCAACATGAATAAATAATAATAAAAACTAAAATAAAAAATAATATTTTTTTCATATTAAATAATAATAGAAAAAAAAAAAAATATAAACTTAATTAATAATGGCTTGTGATAACCCTACTACATCTCAATTAATTAGTTTATGTTCATGTCAAAAAGCTGCAAATGCTTTAGCAGAAAGTTTAAAAATACAAGAAGCCGAAGTAACTGCATATAAGAATCGTAGAATTGACTATGAGGCAAAATATACCGCTTGGCAAAAAACAAAAGAAACTTGGGATACAAACCGTCAAAATGAACGTAATAATTTAGGTAATCAGGAAATAGAAAAACGTTGTGGTACTTTAGGTGCAAGTGAAAGATGTCAAGGGGGGTGGCATGAATCTGGTAAAGGTCAGCATGGTTGTGCACTGGCATTAGAATCAATAAGGTGTAAACGTGATGGCGGACAAATTGATCAAGATTTAGGTGGATGGTTAGCAGCTAATCCAGAGCCAAAACCACCTGCTGGTGGTGATGCAAATGGTGTATATCAAGCTTGTTCAACATGTGATGCGCCATCTGGTAATAATTTACTATGTTGTAGTCAATTATTTACTGACATTAGTGCTAATAAAGTAGATATAAAAACAGCGCAAACTTGTGAGCAAAAAATTACAAATCAAATAACTAATATTCAAACAGCAACAACAGCACCTGCTCCTGGTTCTACATCATCAGCACCTGGTTCCACAACAACACCGCCAGCATCATTATCACTAACCTATATACTAACCTATATACAAAATTGGATTAGTTCAAATCCATTATTAGCTGGTGGTGGATGTTGTTGCTGTTTAATAGTTTGTATTTTATTAATTATAGTTATGTCAAGTTCGGATTAATTTTTAAATATTTTTTAAATAATGAATTATTATTATAACTGATAAGTAATACTAATAATTTATTAATTATAAATAGTTCATCACTATTTAAATTTAATTTATTAATAATTAAATTATTATTAAGTATCTGCAAAATATTATTACGGGCTTCAATTGTATCATATGTATCTAATGATATTTTTTTATTCGCCAAACATAATATAATTGGATTATTATTAGATAATAATAAATATCCATTATCATAACCAATTTCAATTCCATTTAAATCATCTGTTAATTTAATATTTTTATTCCATTTTAAATTTGACATATTATGATTTACAATTAAATCTCTAATTAAAAGATTATAAGATATTTTTTTATTATTTGAATTATCATTAGATTTTTTGATAGCTGTTATTAATATACCAGCAATTAGTGTATACACAATAATTTCAGCCATTATATACTTATCTTATATAGATAAAATTTTTTATAATTCTAATGTTGACAAATTTACATATTGCCAATTATCTATTCCACATATTAAAATTTTATCTTCGCAAATTATTAATGCACCATGATCACATAAACCTAAATAATTTTGATTATGATAATAATAGTTATTTTTAATATTAATAAAATATCCATTATGAATTGATGTATTACCATTTTTAATTGTATAAATAATATTATTTATATTATTACTTGGATTTTTATAAACTAATTTATATGTTCCGTCTTTTAATACTGTAACTATACTATTTACATTACATACAAATATATTATATGGATTATTATAAAAATAAATTCCGCTAGTAACATCTAATGCTATTCCTAAATCATTAACAAAAGTTAATTTTGAATTAATTAAATCAACATAATATCCTGATATTGCAATAGAATCGGGTAAACCATTTTTAATATAATATAAATAGTAATTATTACATAACCATCCAATATTACCTGCATTTATATTAACATTACATTTTAATTTATAATAACCATCATTTACAATGTTATTATTAATATTTTTTAATTTGAATTTATCACTTGAATCTAAATAAAAATTAACACCACTTGTTATTCCATATAATGTAGGAACTGTATTATCAATATTTGTATAATTATTTAATATATCATTATCTATATTTAAATCTATTCCATATTTAAATATATGGGCATCTAAAATATTAACTTGTGTTGTATTATGAACATCAGAATGTTGTTTTAATATTTTTGATTTTATTATACCTAAATTTAAAGACATATATTAAATTTTAGAAAAAAATATAATTGTTATAAATAAAAATATTTATTATAAAGAAAAAATATTTATATTTATAATGCAAATAATACAATTAGATGGAGTTTTTACATATCTAAATAATGTAAAAAATTTAAAAATTGATGAAATTGTTATATTACAGCAAAATAAAAATAATAGAATTAATCCAGAAGCTATAGGTGTTTATGCAAATAATTTAAAAATAGGATATATTCCATATAATATAAATCAAATTAATATAAATAATTCTTATAAAATACATAAAATAAATTTAAATAAGAATCATTTACAAATATTAATTAGTTGTAATAATGATAATTCTAATTTTTTTAATTATGAACCTAATTATATTAAAAAAATAAAATATAATACTAACAATATAATAATTTCACCATTAAATAAAGAATTAACACATTTTTCAAAATATTTACAAAGATCTAATATTTTATTAAAAAAATTAGGTATAACATATCATAATGAAAATTATATAAATTTATTAATTATTAGTGATGATATAGATGATGAAAAAAATAATATATTTTATACAGTTACTAAAAAATATTATGATACAAATATTTTCAAATATGATGAATTTTTTAGTAATAAGCTAATTACTAATCAAATTTATGAATTATTTAAAATTCATCGTCTCGAAGAATATATAATCAAAAATTATAGATCAATAGATAAAATAATTAAATCCAAAAATATAAGACAAAAAATTATTGAAGAATTAAAATTGATAATCAAAAAAAATATTTTATCAAAAAATATTTTTAATGTTACAAATATAGATGTCATTAAAATATTAATTTTAAAAGAATTAAAATCATTAACAGTTGATGAAATAAATTTGTCAACAGATACTTATGATTTATTTGATAAAGATTATTTTTACGAAATATTTGATAATATTCATGAAGGTGCATTTTATTATAATCACAAATTAAAAATATATACAGAAATTGAATTTATTAAAAATGATAGTATTATAGAAATTTCAACTAACACTGTTAATAATTTATATATTTTAGAATTATTAATAAAATTAATTATTTCAAATAAAAAAAATATTATTATCTTTAATCCAATTAATAATTTGATTACTGAAATTAATTGTTCTAATGAAAATTTAGAAAAAATTACAAATTTATTAAACTGATATAATTTATTATTTATTATATATATCGATAAAAAAATAAATTATATTAGTTTAATAAAAAATTTATTTTTTTATCTATAATTAATTAATTAACATGTCAAATGGTTCATTAGTAGAACTTATTGCTAAATCACAATTAGATTCTGACTTATTAGATGATAATAATAAATCTAGTTTATTTAATTATGAATTCAATAAAAAAAATAAATATGCAAAAGGAGATACTTTTTTCTATCCTGAAGGTAGGGCTAATTGGGGTAATACAATTAGGTTTTTTATTGAAAGAAAAGGAGATTTACTTTATGGATTATATTTAGTAATTAAATTACCAAAATTATCTATTTCAAATTTAAATGTACAACCTCAACCAGATGAAAATGATACAACCAGTTTATATCGAGTCAAATATTCTGATTACATTGGTAATGTTTTAATTGAAAAAGCAAGTTTATATATTAATGGTCAATTAATAGATGAACAATATGGCGAATATATGCAAGTGTATATTGATTTATACATGTCAGATATTAATAGAAAAACTATGTTAGGAATGGACGATGCTTTCAATAAGCCTAATTTAAAAATTGATTCTGAATCAATTTATATTCCATTTAAATTTTGGTTTTGTCAAAATAATGATAAACCATTACCTTTAATAGCAATGCAATATTGTGAAATTTACATTGATGTAACTTTTAAATCATTCAATCAATGTGTATTAGTATTAGAATATGATACACTTCAAAAAAAATTATATCATACTAATTATAAACATTTAGAATTACCATTTGAGGATATATATTTGCAAGCTAATTTTTATTATGTTGATGCAATTGAAAGAAAATTTTTATCAACTAAAGAATATGAAATACCTATTACACAGTCTCAAGTAAGAACAACTAATTTAACATCATCAGCAATACTTCAAATTGATTTTAATCATATAGTCAAAGATTTAATATTTTTTATACAATCTGATAATAATAAAAAATACGGTGAATATTTTAATTTTTCCGCAAAAATGCAATATTTACCTATCGAATTATATAATCAACCAATTAATTATGGATTATGGGAATTGGAACCAAAAAGACATTTATTAACTCGTGCAAGATTATTATTAAATGGTATAGAAAGAGTTCAATGGCATGATTATAAATATTTCTATAATATGCAAAATCATGAAAATTATAGAAATAATATACAACATTATATTTATATGTATTCTTTTAATATTAATCCTACAAAAGATAATAATTTTAATGGCTGTAATTTTTCTAGAATTGATAATGCTCAATTGCAAGTAGAAATTAAACCAAATAGTTTTTTATTAAATAATAGCTATCCAAATATTAAATATCCGAGTGATACCAATTATGTTTTAAAATGTTTTGCTACTAATTATAATTTATTAATTATTAAAAATGGATTAGCTGGTGTTAAATATTCAAATTAAATTATGATTATTATAATAATTAACAAATTTTTAGGTCAGATAACCCCTTATGAAATTATTTTTATTCTTCAGATTCAATATTATTTAGTTTCATTAATATTTTTAGAAGTCCCAGTTTTCGTCTTCTATCTATCTCTGACCCCAAAATTTATCTAAAAAAAATTATTATTATAATTTTGATATTAACTATCAAGAATAATAATATCATTTAAATAATTATTTTTTTATATTTTATATATGAAATTACTTATAAATTCTACTGAATATACAGAAACCATAAATATTGCCAAGAATTTATCTGGAGAATATAATAAATCGGTTATTTTTCATTGTTATTGGAATGGAATATTAAACGAAAAACATCTATACTCTATTTTATCTTGTTATTTTTTTAATGTAAATAATAATAAACATAAAATTATATTATGGTTAGAAAATAATATATCTAATAATTATAATATTGAAATAGAAAAATATGCTGAAATTAGATATTTTTCATTATCAGATGAAATAAATAATACGAATTTTATTAAAAATATTAATTATAATAAATCATTATCTTTTTATTCAGATGTAGTTAGATATATGTTATTATATAATTATGGTGGTGTATGGTTTGATTTAGATTGTTTTATTTTACAAAGTTTTGATTCATTATTTTATAATTTTGAAAATGAAATATGTGTTTATCAATGGGAAAATCAAAATTATCCAAATGGTGCTATTTACATATCACTAGAACCTAAATCCGAAAAAATGAAAAAAAATATTGAATTCATTATTAATCATAATCAGGGCTGGGGTTTTCAAGAAGCAGGATTAATTTATGATTTACCATTGGATCTACTGGTTTTACCGTGTAGTTGGTTTGATGCGGATTGGATACAAAATCCATATAATATTGGTACAGAAACATTTTTTGATAATACTGATACAATTTATGATTTCAATAATTTTTTTACAGGAAGTTTTTGTTATCATTGGCATAACAAATGGAATAATACAATAAACGATAATAGTATTATTATGCAATTAGTTAAAATAATTCAAAAAAAATTATAATTATTTTTGTAGTTATATAATTTAATATAAATTCTAATAAATATTTTTTTATAATAGCAGTTACTTCAAACCAATAATTTTTACAGAATGAAAATTTAAAAATGAAAGTAGCTTGTATAAATTTTCTAATATATAATTAAAATACTATTCTGATTCATTTTTATTATTTATTTTTTCTTGTAAATCCATATTATTTAGTTTTTTTAATAATTTTTGATCACATTCGTTGTATATTAAATTTTTTATTGCGATTAATTTATAAGCTTTATAATTTGAATATTTTTTATTATTATTACTTCCATCAATAAAACACTTTTCATTGTCATTTAATATATCTAAAAATTTAGTTATTTTACTGTATTTATTTTCAGGTATTTCAGCTTCATCCAAAAACTGTTCTATATTTTCTAAATGATTATTATATAAATTATTTATTACTTCATCCTTGGATGTTAAAATAAATCTAGAACCGTCAAATATATAAGCAATAGTATCTTTCATATTTGTAATAAAAATATTATTATATTCGGGTAAACTTTTATTAAAATGTACTGTTTTAATAGATTCTTCAATACATAGACATTGTTTATTAATTATTTTTAGCATATCTTTACGAGTTAATAAGCTAGCTAATTGTTCATTACCAAATTTAACATATGTATTATTAATAACAGGTCCATTATTAATAGTTCCATTATTAGTATTATTAGTATTATTATTATTGATATTATTATTAATTAATTGTTTATTAATTTTTTGTAATGTTTTTGGATGTATTTTGCAGTTTTTTTCTATTAGTTCTTTTAAAATATTTTTGATATCAATATTTTCTTTTTTTATTTCAATAATTTCTTTTTCTAATTTATTATTATTATTAATAATTTCAGTTTTATTTTTATGTTTACATATTTTTTCATGATTAAATTTATTACTTCTATGATTAAATATTCTATTACAAAAAGAACACAAATATTTTTTTGGTGCACTATTAACAATACCGTAAATATCCGCAGAAATACCGCAACTATCAGCAACAATACTGCAACAATCCGCAGCAATACCGCAACTATCCGCAACATTAATAATTTTATGAAATTTTTTATTGTGATTACATAGACTAGACATACTAGAATAATTTTTATTACAAATATTGCATCTAAATAATTTGATAGATTCATTACATTCACTCATTAATATATTATATATATTATCTTCTTAAATGTTTTTAAAAAAATGAATATTCACTTTTTAAAGTTAATAATTTTAAAAAAAGTCCAGAGAGAGAGAGCATCACTCAAAACATTCTCCAGAGGAAAATTATTATTAAATAATATTAAATTTATTTTTATAATAATACATTTCTAATGCTCATAAATAAAATTATTATGTTGTTATATAATTTAATATAAATTCTAATAAATATTTTTTTATAATCAAAGGGAATATATTTAATAATATTATTATCAGATAATCTTTCATTCCAACAAAAATATATAATTTGAATATTTTTTTTAATAGGATAAATTAAATCATATATTTTTAATAAATATTCAGTAGCATCTGTACCATATTCAATTTCATCTAAATGATAATTTAAATATGGATTTGCAGCATCAGCATAAATAAATGTTATATTCTCTAATGATTTAATATCTAATAATAATCTTTTTAATCTTCTTTTAAGAGTAATTTTATATTCATCATTAATGGTAAAATGAGTAATACCTAAACCAGTATTTTTATTCATTTGACATTCAGATAATTTGTTAATAGAAATATAATGTTCATTATTCATATATTTATAATATGTAAATCCTATAGTCATATAATTGATACATTTATCAATATCATCATTTATTAAAAGTTGTAGTATATTATAAGTAGTTTGACTAGGGGATCACAACCAATCTAATGAATATGAATATTCGCGAATATTTAATTGTTTAATAGCTTCGGGTACAGAAAATTGTAATCCTAATGGTATAATCTTCATATATTATATAAAATAATCAAATTTTTATGTATAATTATAAATTTAACGCATGTTTATAAATATTTTATTTTATTATGCTTAAATATATTTAAAAAATTTGATTAAATTTTTATTTAAATAATGTTTTCTTATTTATCATAATGGAAATATCAAAAGGAATTTTTAGAATTGAAACTAATACGGATATTGTACCGTCCGATATAAAATTAATAGGTTTTAATATAGATGGATACATTATATTTAAATACAAGATTAATTCAAAAATATGTTATATTCAATATTGTCCCGAGAAAAAAGTTCAAAATTATTTATTTTTTGAAATAATAAATAATTCACCTTTATGGGCAATAAAATATGAAGTTAATCCATATATGAGTTGGAGTCCAAATTTATATTTTTTTGATGTTAAATTTATAATTAATATTGAATCATTTTTAATAAATGATTACATTAATATGTCAGTAGCATTAAATTATATTATTTATGATTTGTATTTACAATATCCTATATTTTTGAATAATGATTTTGTAAATAAAAGTATTAAACCACATATTAAAGGGATAATTCCATCTAAAGATTTTAAAATACAATTATATGATTATCAAAAAAAAACATTAGCCAAGATGTTAGAAATAGAAAAAAATAATATTGATTATAATGTAGAATATACCCTAAATATTGAATTCAATGGTACTAATATTTTATTTGATCCAATATCAAATTCAAAAGTTAATAATAAAATGTTTTTTAATATAAAAACAAATGGTGGTATATTAGCTGATGATATGGGATTAGGTAAAACTATATCATGCATAGCATTAATTACGAGTAATCCACCAATTAATAATTTGCCATTATTAAAATTATCAAAAATTTCATCAATAAATAAAATTAATTCTCGTGCAACATTAATTCTTTGTCCATCACATTTGACGAAACAATGGGAAACTGAAATAATTAGAAGTAATCCTAAATTGAAGATTTTATTAATTTTATCAAAAACAGATTATAATAAATTAACTTTTAGTCATTTTATTAATTCAGATATTATAATAACAAGTCATCAGTTTATAATGAATTTTAAATTTTATCCAACTCTTCATTATCAATATTGTACGGCATCTACATTTAATTTTGATCATAGAAATACAATAATAGAAGAATTTATATCTAATAATATTAATTCAAATACAGATATTAATCAATTAACGAATCCAATATTTGAATTTTTTAACTTCCACAGATTTATTCTAGATGAAGGTCATGAAATTTTTGGTGAATTATTAAGTACTATAGTTTTAGGTAAATATATGTCTAAATGGGTTACAAATATAGATGCAAATTATTATTGGTATGTATCAGGTACACCATTTATTAATTTCATTGGATTAAAAAATTGTGCTAAATTTATTCAATTAAAATTGGAAGATACATCAAGAGATATTATATTTGATTATTCAATAAATAATTTAAGTAACAATAACCATATTTTAATGAATTTTATGAATAAAGATTATATATGGAATAATATATTACATAAAATTTGTGTACGTCATAGAAAAGAAGATATTACTGAAGAAATTAATATTCCTGGATATGAAGAAAAAATAATTTGGGTTAAATTAACTGATCTTGAAAGACAATTATATAATACGAAGAAATTAAAAGCTTCATCAATATATTTACAACAATTATGTTGTCATCCAATGATAGTTGAATCTAGTAAAAAAATTTTTGGTGATGTTGAAATAGATTTATCTTTAATGCAAGATAAATTAATATCTTATCATAAAAATAACTATGAAATTTATAAAGATAAATTAACTAAATTAGATGAATCTAAACAAGAATATTTTATGTTAAAAAAAAATTATGAAACTCAAATGATAGAATCTAAATATTTATATACAATTTTAGAAAAATTAAATTCAAATAATGTTTTAAGTGATGAAATATGTTCAATTTGTATGGATCAAATAAATAATCCTACTTTAACATCATGTGGTCATTTGTTTTGTTATGATTGTTTAAAGTTATCATTAAGTTTCAAAAAAATTTGTCCGTTATGTAAGTCTAATTTAAATGGAAAAGATATCATGGTTGTAAATAAAAAAAATGATAATCAAGATACGAATCCTTTAATTCAAAAATATGGATCTAAATTAGGAAAATTAGTATCAATAATAAGACATTTAGTTCTTAGAGATGATGCACGAATTATTATTTTTTCACAATGGGATGATATGTTAACTTTATTAGGAAAAACATTAGCTGAAAATGAAATAGATAATAGTTTTGTGAAAGGTAATGTTTGGAGTAGAAATTCAGCAATTTCTAAATTTAAAAAAGGAAAAAATAATGATGGTAGTATAAATAAAGTTATAATGTTAAGTTTAAAAAATGCTGCTTCAGGAACTAATTTAACAGAAGCAACTCATATATTCTTTGTTGAACCAATTGATGCATCTGAAGATGAAATTAAATCTATTGAATGTCAAGCTATAGCTAGAGGTTGTAGAATTGGTCAAAAAAATAAAATTCAATTAATAAGAATATTAATTGAAAATTCAATTGAAGAAGATATATATAGAAAACATTATAATAAAGATATAATTATTTCAAATGAAATTGAAATAATAGTTTAATTTATAAAATAATATCATCATAAATAATTAAAATATCAATATATTCATTAAATATTTTATCATTTATTTTTATAAGTGATAAATTATTTTTTAAGTAATTTTTTATTTCTGATATATGATTTTTTTTATCTAATAAGTTATCATAATTAATATTAATCCAGTATTTTATATGATATTTTATTAAATTATAATATATATCTAATTGTTTTTTTGCATTATTAATAATTAAGCAGATTTTTTTTTTGTATTTTAACTTTAAATAATCAGTCCATCCATAAACTACATTGTTTATTTTAACTATTATATCACTTAAAATATATTCTTGTATTTTTTTTATTAAAATATCTATTGGTTTCATAGTTTGAAATGATAAAAATTCATTAATTTTATTAATATTTGCAATATTTTGCAATGTTTGTTCATTAATTAAAATTTGTTCTTTAATTATATCATCAAAATCATCTTTTTTATTTATTTTTTTATTTTTAATATTTATTGAATTATTTAGACCAATATATGTATTTTTATTTTTTGTAGATAAATAATCTGTAGATTTTTTATCTATTATTAAATCAGAACATTGGGGATTATATGTAAAACTAATACAACTTTTACTTCTTCTTAAATTATCAATAATAGGAGAATCAATATCTATAAAAGTATTTTTAATTATATATGATTGTAATGGAAAATATTCATTCATTAAAAAATCTTAGGAATAAAATTAAATAATTAAACATTCAATTTTTTAACTATTAATTTTTTGAACAGAACAGCTATAATTTTTGATATAGAGTTGAGTTTTATTATTAGATTAATATAATTTAAATTTTTTAATTTATAATAAATATATGATAATTAAAAAATTTTTAAATCTCCAAAGGTGTAATAATATTTTTCTAATATATTATAATGTCAATAGTTGATAATCTTTTAGCAATAAAATATAAAGAAATGATAGGATTTTATAATATAATAAATAATTCAAATAATACTACATTAATAGGTGATGTTACAGTTTTATCATCATTAAATACTTCTAATATTTCTACAATACACGCTGATGGTAGTATTTCATCATCATTATTCGTATCATCAATATCTTATTTTAATAATAATACAACATTTGGTTCATCATTAAATGTATCAGGCAATACATTAATATTAAATAATCTTACATCATCAACAAATCTTTTAGTAAATAATAATCTTAATATAAATGGTTTATTAAATTGTAATAATACTGTATTTAATAATAATCTAACTGTCAATTCATTATTAAATGCAAATAATACTTATGTTCAAAACAATATTTTAACTAATAATATATTTCCATTATTAGATACAGTAAATATTGTAAGTAATATTATAAATATTGGTACAAATAATTCAATTATAAATATGAATGGTACAACTACTTTTATAGCAAGTTCTAATTTACAAATAAATAATAAAACATTTAATTTAAATGTTAATACTAATTCACAATCTAATAGTTTTGATAATGGAGGAGGTTGTGGTATAGAAATATTAGGCACAAGTGGTAATGGATATATCAAAACATCTGATGATGGTTTGCGATTTGTAATTAAAGGCCCGACAGATATTTATGAAAAATATATTGCAACATTAGACAATGGTAATAATTTAAATGTATCTGGCTATAGTATAATTTATCAAGGCTTGACTGTTAATTCTAATTTAAATATATTAGGTAATTCAATATTTCAACAAGACGCTTTAATTAATCAGGGTTTAAGTATATCTAATGTTTCTATTTTTGTAGGAAATACAACTATGTGTGGCAATATTAATGTTGCAAATAAAACATTATTACATGGTGATACTACATCTTTATTATCATTAACAGTTTCAGGAAATTGTATTTTAAATGATACTAATATAAATTCTAAATTAATGATTTTAGGAAATTCATATTTTAATAAAACAACTATTAATTCTAATTTATATTTATTTGGTAATTCAATTATTTCAACAAATTTTACGGTAAATTCTAATATTAATATATCTAGTAATTCTATATTAAGAAGCTCAACTACTATTAATTCTGATATTAATATATTTTATAATTCTATAATTAATGGATCATATAATATTAATTCATATTTATTTGTTTCAGGTAGTTCAACTATGCAAGGTTCAAGTACTATTAATTCTGATTTATATATAGGTGGTAATTCAAATTTGAATAATAATGTCAATCTTGGTATTTCAACAACATCAAATTTTAATATATTAGGTAATATTATAAGTCCTTTGAATGAATATCAAACAAATTCACAAGCAGTTGCAGCAGGTGTACCATTATGGGGATTTTATAGAACAGGCGGTATTGTTAAAATTTGTTTAGATATAATTCCTCCAATTATGGAATTATTAGGAAATAATAGTGTATCTATTAGTTTTGGTTCAACTTATATAGATCCTGGAGTTATTGCATTTGATCATGAAAATTTAAATCTACCTGTGTATTTAATATCTATCGGAACAAGTAATATTATTCAAACTCCTATATTAATTACAGGATCTAACACAATAATAACAGATACAAATTCTTTATTGGTAGGTAATTATTTACTAGTTTATCAAGCAACTGATGCTATAGGAAATATTACAAATATAACAAGGAATTTAATAATAGTTTAATATTTATTTTTTCTATTATATCTTAAATGTTGATATTTATATTTTTCATTATTTTCTGATTTTAACCATACATTATGAAATCCATCAATTATACAATTAAATTGTTTTTCACGTAAAGTATTTTTTATTTTATTATAATCACATTTTTCTGGATAATCTTCTTCAAATATAATTAATCTTAATTTATCATAAAAATCAGGATTTTCATCAAAGAAAACTTCTAAAAATCCTTCACAATCAGCAATTAAAACGTTAAAATTTAATTTATATTTTTCTTCAATTTCTTTTAATGTATATGATGATATTTTAGTATTATCATTTTCTAAAAAAGTTGCACCATATCCATCAAAATAAGCATCTAAATTAGTTAAATCTAATTTTTTATTACTTATAAATCCTTTAACAATATTAAAATCACAATTATTTTTATTTTTATTTTTTTCTAATGCAGTCCATACCCTATCGTCTGGTTCTACTACAACTTGATTATATTTATTTTTTAATTTTGAATTAATAATACAGGATACAGAACCATATCGTGCACCTAATTCTAAAACTATATCATTTTCTAAAATATACTTATCGACTAAATCTTGTTCTGGTTTTTCTATATTAGATATATCAATTAGTATATCATCTTTATCTCTAATTTCCATATATATATATGGAAATAGATATTAATTAATAGGAATTGTTATACTTGTTTCGCTCATATTATTATCAGTAATATGACTTTTTGTTTGTAAATATTTTGTTTTATATTTATAATATTTTTTGGTTGCAATATTTAATTTCATTTTTAAATTTAAAAATTCTTTTGATTTTTCTTTTAATATATTATTATCAAATTTAAAAGATTCTTTATTCCAAGTTAAATGTTTAGCTAAAATTCCTAAATTAATATTGAATTTTAAATTTGAAAATTTTTCTTTAATTTTAATATTAATACGATTTAAATCCAAAATTAATTTATTATATTTATTACAAAAATTAATAAACATTATATATGATTCATCATTAATATTTTGTTCTTGAATATTAAATAATAAATAAATAAGTTTTCCAATTTTATTAAAATCATCTGAAGATATAGTTATAGGTGTATAATATAATTGAATAATTTTATGGGATATAAAATTAGTCCATTTAATAAAATCTTTTTCTTTTCGAAGATATTTATACATATCAAATGGATTTTCAATAATTTTTTTAATTCTATTATCAATATTATCATGAATAATATTTTTGTTTATTTTATTTTGATAAAAAATTAAATTATTATTTTTATAAAAAAAATCAAGATAATTTAATTTTCTTGATAAATTTGACCAATTAATTTTTGTGGATATATCAATTAATATTATATTAGTAATTATAATTGATTTAAATTTTGTAAATAATTTTAAATTAGCTAGTGATTGAAATATATTAACTGATAATTTATTAGAATTAAATAAAAATAATTTAATAATGTGTCTATGTAAATAATCATTATATATTTTTTGATTATAGGTAATTGAATCAAACGAATTATTAATTATTTGATTTAATGATTTTATAATATTATTATATAAATTTCTTAATTTGTATGGTATTATTAATGAAATATTATATTTTTCTAATTCATTATTAAATATATGATTATAATTAATCAAACTAAAATATATTATATAATCGAATGTATTATCCATTTCATGTCTATTTGATTTAAGAGGATAATTATAATTATTGAATAATATTTCTAAAATATTATAAATGTTTTCAATATCAAATGAATATTTATGTGTTATATATTGAAAAAATTCATCAGTAAATGAATTTTTTTTTAAAATACTAAAATCATCTATTTGTTCGGTGGATTCAATGAAATTATTATAAATTATTGATATATTACTATATTTATAATTATAATTATAATATTCAATAATTTTATTAGCTTGTAAATTTATTATTGAGTCTTTTTTTATTTTATTTTTTTGTGTCAAATTTAAAATATATTTAAGTATAATTTTTGTAAAATTAAAATTTATGAATGTATTAAATATAACATAATCATTATTAAAAATTATACTTGGATAGTAATAAAACCATTTATAATTTTCATATATAATATTTTTATTATTATTAATTGTTATTATATTATTATTGATATTATTTACAAATATTTTAATAATTTTACTGTTATACTTATCCAATAACATTTGATTATTATTGGTATTACATTTTTTCATAGTTATATCTTCATTTAAATTAAATATAGATGTGTTATCATATTCAATTAAAATAAAATAATGAGTATGTTTTTTCAAATTCTTTAAAGATAATGGATTTTGATTATTATGATTATAATAATTATTAAATGTCATAGAATGCATATCATTCATTAATTCTGTTGTATCTATGATTTGATTATTTATATTATTATTTTCAATAAAATCTAAATTTTTTATTATATTATCATTTGAATTTAATTGTAAGTCTAAAAAATCAATAAAATTTAAATTATTGTTTGATATTATATTAGTTATAACTGAATCAATAGTTTTATTTTGATTATTTGACATTAAATCATATGATTTATTTTTAATAAATATAACTAAATCTAAAATATAATTAGGTATTTTATATTTTTTTATTATATCATTAACATTTTTAGTTGATATATATGGAAATTTTATTAATATATAAATTAATAAAATTTTTACTATATTCAAATTATTCCAGAATGATTTAATAAATTTATTAAAATCTTGATTTTTTATTATAAAAAGTTGATTTAGTTCATTTAAATAATTATCATTTATAATATTAAATAAATTATTTTTATTATCATTAATAAAATAATTAAAATCAAAAAAATTTAGATTATATTTTTCACTAATAAATATTTCTAATTTATTAAAAAAATCTAAATCTTCTATGTTTTTTAGATTATATGAAGATAATATTAGATACGGACTAAATACTTTATTATTTATTATTATCATTTCTAATGGAAAATTAATTGGTTCATAAAATAATCCATTAAATTTATTATAAAATGGTATTTTTATAAGTTCATTATATTTTGACAATAGATTAACTATTAATTTATTATTATTAATTTGAATTATCATTTTATAATTAACTAATTTATTATCTATATAAATAAAATTATTTATTATCATTTATTATTATATTAATCTTAATATTTTCTTAAATCATTAAAATTACTGGTTATTTTTAATTAATCTATAAATAATTTTTTTATATTCGTTATAATTATCTCTATATAATTTATAACTATCGACATTTGCTATAGAATCTAAATTCGGAGCTATTAAAATTGATATTATACTCATTATTATAGAATTTACACTATGTGACGGATTCCATCTTTCTGATATATCTTCTGATTCATAATGATCAACACCATCATGTAGTATACTTATACATACTTTACCATCTTGATAAATGTTTGGATGCGGTAATTCTGTTATAAATTTAAATTCAGGTGCTTTATTTGGATAATCTTTAGAAAAATTTATTATACATTTAAAAATTCCACCTTCAAATATTGTATTAGAGGGTGGTAGAATTAATATATGCCATATATAAAAATTTTTAGATTCAGGATTAATAGTGTAAAATTGCGAGGGTTCTTTAATATATTGTTTATATTCATAATCCAATCTTTTTAATGCCATTACTATTTTTTATTATATATATATGATAATATATAATATTATCAAATTTTTTAAATTTGATAATATTATAATTGTTTAGTCGATTTTATTTGTTCTTAAATATAATTTACTGAATGTTGACCTAAAGAAAATTAAATGAATAAAATATAAGATAAATAAATATTTAAATAATTAGGTGTAATTGATTTTATAATATTTGTAGTTTTGTTTTTATATCTGTATAAAAGTAAATCTATAATTCTTCATAATTTATAGTTGTTGTATTATTTTTTTTTTTAATTGTTATACTAAAAAATTAATGGATTATTATGTTTTATTATGATTGTGTTAAATAAAAATTTTTGTAAAAACTCTATTTTTTTGAAATTTTTTACAATATTTGTTTTTATTATTATAATCAGGAAAAATACTAATATTAGCTGCACTTACAAATAATATTAATTCATCAATTAATTTTTGTTTAAAAATTTTACTTTCCATAAATTTATTCTTCAAAAAATTAATTTTATTTATTTCAATTATATTATCTGAAATATCTATCTTAATAATTTTTGAATATGTATACATATAATTAATATTTGTATCAATGTTATCTAGTTCTGGAAGACAAATACTTATACATTCATTTAAAAATATTTTTAATGCTTCATTAAATGATTCTTGAAAATTGTTATTTTGAATTATTTGAGTATTAATTTTAGGTTTCCAATAATTATTATTCCAGTTCTTATTCCAGTTGTTATTCCAGTTGTTATTCCAGTTCTTATTCCAGTTCTTATTCCAGTTGTTATTCCAGTTCTTATTCCAGTTGTTATTCCAGTTATTATTCCAGTTGTTATTCCAGTTATTATTCCAGTTGTTATTCCAGTTCTTATTCCAGTTGTTATTCCAGGTATTATCCAATTTATTATCAATATCATTTTTAACAATAGATAAATTATTCATCATTAAAACAAATAATAATATTTTAATATTTATAAAAATCAATTTTTATCCTTTAATATTGATATTAGACAATTCAATACCATTATCTAGTAAATAATTTTTCATAAAATCTATATGATTACCTTGTAAATGTATTACTGTTTTTTCTAATGAGTCTATTGATATTTTTTTAATAGTTCCATTACATCCATTCTTTTTTTTAATGTTTTTAATGTGATCTTTTAGAATTGGTTCAGATAATATCCATCCTGAAATATACGTATTTTTTTTTTTTCCAAAATTTTCAACCCAAATATCTATTTTATAATCATTTATAATATCATTTTTGTATTCATTATTAATATCATTTTTAATTGGTATGTCTTCAAATGGATTCATTAATAATACAAATTTCATATTTTTAAAATATTTTTTCAATTTTTTTATCATTATTTTTTTTTATTAAAAAATATGGTGGTAATCTTGGATTAAATTTCCTTATAATATTTGTTTTTTCATTATTAATAGGATTTTTATGTAATTCTTGTAATGATATATTATATCTTATTTTATTTTTATGTTTTTTATTTTTTTTTGTATTATCAATATGATTATTTAATTCTAAATCTAATAATGAATCGTTTTTTTCTAAATTTTTTTCATAAACTAGTTTTAGTATAGATTCATCAATTTCATTATCTTCAATTATATCATTATCATTCTCTTCAATAATATAATTGGTATCTTCAATAATATTATTGATATCTTCAATAATATTATTATCATTCTCTTCAATAATATAATTGGTATCTTCAATAATATTATTATCATTCTCTTCAATAATATAATTGGTATCTTCGTTATTTATTATTTTTTTATCTAAATCTAGATTAATTTTCATTTAATATAAATATATGAATTTATTTTTATATAATTTTTATATAAAATAATAATTTTATATAAAAATTATAATTTGCCGATCAATTATTATTATATAAATCAAAATTTTGCTATTCTTCACCATAACCTTCAGGTTCTTCATCATCACCTTCAGGTGCTTCATCATCACCTTCACCAAAAGGTTCTTCACCATCACCTCCTGAATTTGTGTCTACAAAAAAATAATTATAAATAATAAAAACTATTGATAGAATTACAGGACCTATTTCATAAACAGTATACTTATATGGCGATGAACAAAAATTACAAATATCACTATTATTAATACCATTTGTTATATAAGTACCGAAAATAAATCCTATTGACCATAAAACGGTATCGGGTAATGCTAAAAAAAATCCAAAAAGAATTTTTAAAATTATATTCATATTTTCACCTTCAAACATTGAAGCTATTAATCGATGAAGTAAAATCAATCCTACACCTAATCCATATTCAACAATAGTATCTAAACCAGCTTTTCCAATACTAGAAAATGAAATTGCATCTGTACTACTACATTTATTTTTGCTAATTTGATCAGCATTACAATTTAAATATCTTCTATAAATATTATTAAATAATATTGATAAGAATATTAATAAAATTTGTAAAAATATATTAAAATTATTTTTACTATTTTGATCTTCAGAATTTATACCTGGTAATAAATATTCTACTAATACGTAAACTATTATTGGTATTGCAATTGTGAAATCAATTGGATTTAAACCAGGACCATCGCTAATACCATTAAATACAAATAATCCTAATAATGGTATATATGTTAAAGGTGGTATTAGACAAAAAAATGCTAATATGAATAAATACCATCTATCAATAGATCCATTATATTTTAATATTCTTATACTTATTTGTGCTAATATATTAAAAGGCGATGGTACTAAACCATATAATAAAAATGAAATAATATCTAATTTTCCTGTTGAAAATACTGATTCCATATATATTATATGATAATTTAATTTTTAATAATTTTACATTAATTATTTTATCATTTCCACACATTACCAAATGAACCTCTAGCACTATTACTTAATATATTTGATTGAAAATTACTTTGGAATGTTTTATTTTGTGGAATATAATTAGATATTGTACTATAGTATTTTACCATAATTAGTGTAAAAATAGATCCTAAAAATAAAAACATATCTTGACCATTTCCAAATAATGGTAATGAACAATATCTTTTTTTATCATACTCATTATACATATTATTTATTGCATAAGTTAATAAATATCCTAATGACCATATGATAGAATTAATAAAATTGCCAACATAAGGATAACTTTTATAATAACAATCATTAATAAAAGGTATAATCGTAACAATATAGATCATTAATTCACCAAAATTATGTGAAACAGTAGCATCCATAAATGCTTTACCAACAGCATTTACTGTTAAAGATTCATTACACATGGAATTTCTTCGTGAAATATTTGCTATCATACCTATAATAATTTGTATAGAAAATGTTGTAAATAAGTATTCTACTGTATTATTTTCTAAACCTATATAAGGCAATACATATGGAGAATAAAATTTAAATAATATTGGTAAAAATGCAAATTTATCAATTACAGGAGTACTTACAATTCCATCTTTCATATTTAACATTTTCATTATTAATAAAGGGAATAATCCTATTAAAGGTACATGAAAAAATGGTATTAATAATAACCACCATAAATCTAAACTACCATTATAATTAATAATTCTTGCAAAAATTTGACCAAATGGCATTAATGTATATATAATATAATCTAAAAATGATAAATCACCCATATATACCTTATTATAGAAATTAATTAATAAAAATATAAAAAAATATTAAAAAAATTATAATATATTATAATATATTATAGAAAATGAGTAGTATAATATTTCGTTATAAATTAAATAAAAATTTTTTAATTAATTCTGATAAAAATTTATTATTAGTTAAATTAATTGATGGTATTAATAAAGGTATTGGTTTAACAATAATTACAAAAAATAATACAGATTATTTAAAATTAATAATAAATGAAACAACAAAAAATAATTTTGAAGTTTTTAAATTTATAAATCAAGAAAAAACTGAACATAAAATGAATCTTACTGAAATTAAAAAAGAAATAGATAAAATAATGAAAAATCAACAATATAAAGAATTGATGTTTGTAAAAGAATATTTAGAATCAGATAGATCTAATGTTGTATTAAATAATAAATCTGAAAATAAAGAGAAAAAAGAAAATAATGAAAAACTTGATAAAAAAAAATCATCAAAAAAATCAACATTAAAAGGAGGTAATAAAAAATCATCAAAAAAATCAAGTAGAAAAAAATCATCAAAAAAATCAAGTAGAAAAAAATCATCAAAAAAATCAAGTAATAAAAAATCATCAAAAAAAACAAGTAGAAAAAAAGCATCAAAAAAATCAAGTAGAAAAAATTAATAATTTATTTCTATTATGATATTTCATTGATAATATCTAATTTGTTTAATTACATTTATTTTTTTCATAACTATATTTAATATTTAATCATAAAATTATTTACATGTGGTATGAAAATTTCATATATTTTATCTTTATAATAAGTATCATATATTATTTGAATACATGACGAATAAGTTGGTATATCATTTATTTTCAAAGGATTAATTGTATAATTAATAATATACTGTTTAAAAATATTTTTAAAATTAAAATCAAATATAAAATTTTTAAAAATATTTATATGATCATTAAAATTATCATTTGAAATAATAAAACAATCAATATTGTTATTAATAAATTTAAAAAAAAACCATAATATAAATATATCATCATTAAATTTAAATGGACTTAAAAAATAATAAATATTTTTATTTTTTAAAAAATAATCTAAGTTATTAATATTTTTTATATGTTTATTATGTAAAATAATTAATGGTTTATAATTTTTTTCAATTAATTTATTAACTATATTTTCTAAATTTTGCAAGCTTTGATTTGTTATTTTTCCTTTATAATTATTAATTACATTTCCACCATCTATTATGCATATTTTTTCTATATTTTTGATTTTAATAAACATATTATTTAAAATATAATTAATATTTTTACTAAAATTATTTTCTAAAAATAATATAATTTTATTAACTAAATTATTATCAAATTTATAAAAGTTTAATTTTGAATATTCAATAGTATTTATTTCATTATAATTTGTATTGGATGTTTTTATAAATAGACCATTTAAACCTAATAATACATCTTTTATTTTTTTTTTTATTAAATAATCTAAATCTTTATTTAAAATAATATCAGGGTTATTTTTAATTTTTGATATAAATTCAATTAAATAATTTTGATAAAATATTTCATTATTTAAATTATAATAATCTAAAATATTTAAATAATCTCTTTTTAATAAATCTAAATCATTTAATTTAATCTTATTAATTATATAATTTATATTTATTGAATCATTGAGTTTAATATAATATAATATTAATAATGAAATAATTCCATTATTTTTTAAATCAATTAAATTATCATTATTATAATTATAAATATAATTTAAATTACTATTTAAATTAATATATAAATTTTTAGATAATTCGTTAATACTCATAATATTTTATATTATTATTTTTTTAAACAATAATATAAATATATTTAAAAAATTAAAATTATAAAATAATAAATGTCAATTAATTTCTTAGCGAAAAGAGAAAATAATATAATATTATTTTTGATGTTAACTTTCTATCTAAATAAAGTTTTATCTTTTATTTATTCATTATTTATATTAAGTGGATATTTAAGATTGCCTTATACTTATGCCTGGTTTATACTAATATGTTCTTCTATATTTTCAAATAATTTAATTTTATTAAATGTAGCATATGGTTCTAGTATTGGTTTATTAATTTCTTATTATGGAATAGTTTATAATAAAAAAAATTTTATAGCATTAGTAGATAATAAAAAAAAAAATATTATTAAATATATACATAATAAAAAATTAATAAATATTATTAATAATAATTATTATATTATTTTTAGGTTATCTGATATAATTATGCATTTATTACCTTTGAGTTATGCTTTAATAAAGTATCACAAATATCTAGAACCTAATAAATTTTTATTATCATTACCTACAAATATTATCTATTTTTATTCAACAGGATTAAATAAATTTAATGAAACTAATATAATTTATCATATTAATCCTAATCTTACAAATATTTTATGGTTATATATATATATATCACCTATTATAAGCATTATAATAATATATTTTATATTAATAATTTAAAATTATTATATATATATTATTATATATATGAATAAAAATAATAGTATTACTATTGGCTCAATAACAATGACATATGATGCATTTGCTACTCTAATTAGTGGTATTGTATTAATTTTAATTATAAAATTAAGATATGCTAAATTAAATTATTCTATATACTTATTTATACTAATCATTTTTATATATAATGCTTATAATATAAATTGTATGATAATAGGTTCATGTAATTTATGGGCACGCTATCTAGTAATTGCAAATATTATTGGTATTATTTATTTTATATATACTAATGATAAGCATTATTTAATGCATACATTAAATAATTAAGAATTATAAATATCTAATTTTCTTGCTGATGGATCAATATAAGTATTATTATTATTTATCCATCTTGGTTGCCAATAACTAGGTAATATGTTTATGAATTTATCACCATAAAATTTAATAAAATTTTTTTTATAATATAAAGCTTCGATAGTAGGATTATTATTATCTAATACATAACTATCTATATTTTTTTTTACATAATCTTGGATTATTTCAAACCATGATTTTTCTTTATCACTGATACCATCTGAAAATGCTTCTTTTTTTCTCCACAAAACTTCTTCTGGTAAAATATTGGTATTTTCAAATGCTTTTCTTAGCCACCATTTTTCAATACCTTTATATTTTGGATGTCTCCATGCAGCTGGAATCGACCAATAAGCTTCAATAAATTCAGGATCTAATAGTGCAAATCTACCCTCTAAACCCCAATGGCTTATGCATCTATCTGCGCGTCTACCATCATACATATGTATATTTTTAACATATTCTATTGCTGTATCATGTAACTCTTCACCGGAAGGAGCATAATAATTGAACAAATATGATGAACATACTTCATCTGGACCTTCACCAACCATTACTACTTTTGCATCCGTTTTAGATCCAATATATTTACAAACTAAATATTGACCAACAGATGCTCTAATAGTTGTTGTATCCCATGTTTCTGTAGTATATATAACATCATCTATTGCATCCAAAGCTTCATCAGATGAAAAATATACTTCTGTATGATTAGATCCTATATGATCAGCAACTTTTTTTGCATATAACAAATCAGTACCTTTATTCATTCCACAACAATATGTATTAATTGGTTGTTTTAATAATTTAGCAGCAATAGCAGCTATTAATGATGAATCAACCCCACCGGATAATAAAAATGAAATAGGTTTATCTGATGCCAAACGTCTTTTTACAGAATTGATAACAGCATCTCGTACTTTTTTTAAATAATATGCTTCATTAATACTATTATATTCAATATTTTGAGGTTGTAATGTAGAATAAACTGTTTGAAAATCATAATTAAAAAGATCATATATAGAATCAAAATCATCGAATATAATTTGAGTTATTTGGCCTGGTGGAAATTCTAAAATTGAATCGGAAAAAAATGTTGTTCCTTTAATTTCAGAAGAAAAAATTAACTCTTTGGAATTTACAGTAGGTAAATGATAATATAATGGTCTTATACCTATTTGATCTCTTCCAACAATTAATTGTTTTAAATTTTGAAATTTATCAAATTCTAATAATACAAATGCATATTCACCTTTAATTTCACGAACAAATAATTCACTAAAATTTGCTATATTATTATCTTTTGAGTATTTAATATATAATTTGGGTATTGTCATACAATCAGAATTATTCAATATTTTTAAATTGAATTTTTCATTTAATTCTTTGTAATTATATATTTCGCCATTACATATAAACATAATAGTTCTTTCATTATCTTCAATAATATACGGTTGATTGGCATGAAATTTTGGATCCATTATTGCTAATCTATGAAAGCCTACTGCAATTTGATTTTTAATTATTTGAAAACTGGTAAAATCAGGTCCTCTTGGTTGTAGTTTCATAAAATCTTCGTATAATTTACAATATGATATTTTAGTTTTTAATAAATTAATATAAGTCCATATACCACACATTATATACCTATTTATTTAATATAAAATTTATCTTTAATTCAATTTTTTTTTATAATATATATATATAAGAACGTCGTTCATAATATGTTATACATAGTAGAACATATTAAGAAACACAAAACAAGACCTATTGAATTCAGTAGATCATCAAATTCATTCCCATTACACGATGGGATATAACCAAATTTTTACAGTAAGACTATTAATGAAGACACATTTATATTTTTTTTTTATAAAAAATCGTGTCATTTCAAATAGTCCCCGCTGTAAAATGTAAAGTAGATATATTATCAGGAACAACTAAATTGGAATCATGGTTATGTATATGTATTCCTCGTTGGCAGGTTGCTAATCCTGATGATCACAGTGGAGCATTTATAAAAGGATTAGGTTTTTTAAAAATAAAAAAATTAGATTTATAATCTAAAATTACCATATAATTTTAAAACCAATACTAATATTATTTGCATCTTCAAGTAATATTATTTGATAGCCATTATTTATTAAAAATAATTTTAAATTATTTATAACATTTATTGCAGTATTTAATATATCAGCATTTAATATTCTTACATAATTAAGATTATTTAAATTAGCAGTTTCAATTCGATCACGTATAATTCTTAATATTCTATTAAAATTTAAATTATATAATATATCATTTAAATTATTTGCTGTTGGAAAATTATCTCTGTTAACATTTATAGGTAAAACTAAATTATTTTGTTCAGGGATAGGTTGAACTTGTGGAGGTGCAGCTGGAGGAACTTCTGTGGGAACCGGTGGACGATCTGTCATTAAAACATTATATAATTATATTTTTATATAATTATATATAATTTTTTATTATTATATAAAGATTTGAATATCATTAAAGGTAAGAATGACACAATTATCAGTAGAACAAGATGCTATTATAAAATCAAATCATGATAATATTTTAATTATTGCCTGTCCGGGATCTGGAAAAACACACACTATAATTTCCAAATATTATCATTTAATCAATAATAAAATTGTTAAACCAGAAGAAGTTATTTTAATTACATATACAAAAAAAGCAGGTCTTGAAATGTATAATAGAATAAATAATCTATTATCAGATAAATTACCTTTTTATGTAGGATCGTTACATGGTTTTAGTTATAAAATACTGAATAATTACTATAAAAATCATACTATTATTGATGAAACAGATATAGATGATTTATTGAATATTATAATTGAATCTAATTATCAAAAAGATATTTTGCAAGAAAATAATTTACAAATAAAAGAGTTGAAAGATTTTATGAATAAATTAACTACAAGTTATCCAGTAAATATTAAAGAATTATTAAAAAAAACACGATTAGAAAAACATTATTTATATATTAAAAATATATATAATTTATATCAAAATAAAAAAAAAAAAGAAAAAATATTAGATTTTAATGATTTAATGATAAAATTATGTCAATTTTTAGATGATAAAAAAATAGATATGGGTATTAAATATATTTTTTTTGATGAATTTCAAGATATTAATCCTATTCAGAATTATATTTTAGATAAACTACAAATTATTAATAAATCTAAGGTTATTTTAGTAGGTGATGATTCTCAATCGATATATTCTTTTAGAGGTAGTAGTATTAAATATATATTAAATATTGATACTACTAAATTTAAGATATATTCATTAACTCATAATTATCGATCATCTGAAAATATAATTAATTTTTATCAAAATATAATTAAAAATAATAATAATAAATTTAATAAACATTTTAATGAAAATAAAAATTTGACAGAAAATAATAAAAAGGATCATACAAATGAATTGCCATCTGTTCATTGTTTTAAAACAAAAAATGAACAATATAAATGGATTATTAATGATATATTAAAAAAAATAAATAATGGATTATGTTATTCTGAAATTTCAATATTAGCAAAAAATAATTTTTCATTAAATAATATTGAACTATTATTAATAATGAATAAAATACCCATAACAAAACATATTGGCACTCTTTTATTAAATAAACCTCATATTAAAATTTTTCTATCGTGGATTAGTATATTGGTTAATATAAATAGTACAATTCATTGGCAAAGAATATTTGATTTAAATAATATAGATAAAATAATTAATATTTCAAATATAAAAAATTATATAAAAAAATTATCCAAAGACGTTATTAATAATGATAACATGATTGATATTTTAACGGAATATATAAAAATTAAAAATATTAAAGATGATAATGAAAAAATAAAATATATAATAAAAATGCTTAATTATAATGATGATAATAATAAAGATATAAATAATTTATTAAAATATTTTAAAAATATTACTCTAGAAGAATTCATTAATAATTTATATTTAAATTATGAAACTATTGAAGATAATAAAACTGTTTATCTATCTACTATACATGGAAGCAAAGGATTAGAATGGGATACTGTTTATATAATTGATATGGATAATAAAATATCCAAAAATTCTTATACAAAATATTATTTAGAACAATTTGAAGATATTGAAGAAGAACGACGATTACTATATGTTGGAACATCGAGAGCAAAAAAAAATTTAATTATTACTGCATCTATTGATAATTATTTAAATCCAATAATTAAAGAAATAAATAAAAATACTTACAATTTAATATTGAATAATAATAATATTAATAAATTTAAACCAACACTTACATTTCAAACAGATATTAAAAATTATTTTTTAAATTCTGGTTATTTAAATATTTATTCATATTTAAAATTATTAAAAAATAATAGATACTATATTTATAATACTAAATTATTTAATTTTAAGAATAATACATTAATTAACACCTTTTTATTATTTTTTATTTATAAAGTAATTTATGATAATTTCTCAAATCAAACTGAATTGCATTTTTCAGAAATTTTTCAAAAATATTTTAAATTAAATAAACTATGTGAAACAAATTTTATTAATGTAATAACTAATTTATTCTTATTATCATATTATGAAATTTTTGAACAAAGCCTAGAAAAATTAAACTATAATGATGAATTGGATAATACACAAAAAATAAATAATTTAACAGAAGATATTAAAAAAGAATATTATTTATTAATTAATGATAAAGGTATTATAAATTTAAAAATTATAGAATTAAATATTATTAAATTATTTAAAAAGTTCAACCCAAATAATATAAAAATAAATTATAATATTAAAGTTTATGGAGTAAGTGAAAATATTAATATTTTATGTGATAACAAATTAATAAATATATATTTATCAGAATATTGTAAAAAAGAAAATCGTAGATTTGATTGTACAGCAAATATTCATAATATTACAGAAACTTTATTACTATCATATCTGTTAAAAAAAAATAATTATGAAATTGCTCAAAATATTATATTTAATCCATTAAATGGAGAAGTTAATGATTTAAATATTGTTGATATTGATTTATTAAAATTAAAAAAAAATATATATAGTATTAATTATTGAAAAAATTTAATAGATAGATTTTATTATAATACAACAAAATAAATAATAATTTATCAATTATTTATTAAATGAGATTTTATTACATCATATATTTTTGTTTTAAATATTTTATTTGTATATTTTGATATAAAAAATTTATAATAATAATTATGAACAAATGTTTTTTTATAATTTCAACAATAATATAATGTAAAATAGAATTTTGAATTACTACATCAGTATTAACTGATCTAATTATTTTAAATATATCATAATATAAAAGTTCACCACAAGATTTATTTATAAATTCTAATTTTGATTGATCAATACTTAATAAATCATTTATAATTTTTTTTGTATCGTCTACTGATATATTAATTTTTATAGATAAAAAATCTATTATCAAAAAAAATAATAGATTTTTTAATATATTTATATTGCTTAAATATAATAAAATTATTTAAAGGTTTTTTATTATATAAAAATATATATGAGTAAAAATAATGATATTGCTATAGGAATCGATTTAGGTACTACATATTCTTGTGTTGCCGTTTACCAAAATAAAAATGTAGAAATTATTGCAAATGAATTAGGTGATAGAACAACTCCATCATATGTTAGTTTTACAGATACAGAAAGATTAATCGGTACAGGTGCAAAAAATTTAGCTACAACTAATTCACAAAATACGGTTTATGATGCTAAACGTTTAATTGGAAGAGAATTTTCTGATCCAACAGTTCAAGAAAATTTAAAAGATTTTTCGTTTAAAGTTGTGAACGATAAAAATAAATTAAAAATTAATGTTGATTATAAAAATGAAAATAAAAATTTTACACCAGAAGAAATATCTGCAATGATTTTAACTAAAATGAAACAAATTGCAGAAGATTATTTAGGACAACCAGTTAAAAAAGCAGTTATTACAGTACCCGCACATTTTACTGATAAAATGAAAACAGCTACAAAAGATGCTGGTATGATTGCAGGTTTAGAAATTTTAAGAATTATTAATGAACCTACAGCTGCTGCTATTGCATATGGATTAGATAAAATTAGTGAAAAAGCAAAAAATGTATTAATTTTTGATTGCGGAGGTAAACTTCTAAATTCTATAATTTGGTCCTGCTTCCTGTGGTGAAAGCCCACCTAGTTATAATTATAACTAGAACCCGGTTAATTGCTGGAAACTCCTAAAACTTTCCTACCACAACGTAATCCGTGAGGATAAGCGTGATGGTTTGATAAAGGTAAAGATATATGGACAATCAGCAGCTAAGCTATCTTAGTAATAAGATGGAAAGTTCAACGACTAGGAAATTAATTTTCCCACGAATGCCGGGGTTTATTCTGTTAAATGTTATTTAAAAGTATATTAGTTTAATCTTTTATGGATATTGGATTTAGGCAAAAATTAATAGATAATATAATTGAAATAAAAAATAGCTCTCAGGATTTGGACTCTAATATTATTAATATTGAAAATATTGCATTAGATTTTTCTTCTAATAAATATTCTGCAAAAAAAAAGGAAATATGGCATATTATAATAAATAATGAACGTATAACACGAAATATCAATTATATTTTTAAATATAAATGTATAAATTGTGCATCTATTCATATAATATCTACAACACAATTTATTAGAAAGATTAATAAAAATTCACAATATTGTTATTTATGTAGAAATAATAATATTGATAAAAGAATCGCACAATCTTTATTTATGATAGATAATAATAATGCTAGTAAAAATAAATTATGTATAGAAGATAATATATATAAATCAGAAAAATCTAATTTTTTAGAAATAAGAAAATCAAGTTTAGAATTATTTAATTCTTATGATTCTGATTTTAAAGATAATTATTTTAATTTTCATTTAACTGATGATGATTATTTAAGAATATCAAAAAATTTAAAAAGTTATCATAATAATAATTTAGCAGATTTAAATAATTATGAATATTGGTCTATATATAAAACTAATAATCAAATGAACTTTACTAGTATGATTTATGACAAAATTAATAATACATTATTTAAAGCACACCAACCAATTTTTAAATGTGATAATTGTAATTTATTTTGGCGTGCAAAATCTATTGAACAATTTAAAAATTGTTATAAAATTATGTGTAAAGATTGTTCATTTTGTAACAATATTTTTAAGATACGAATTACACATAATATTAATAATCAACAGATTTTGTACCAATCAAAATTAGAATTAAAATTTATAAAATGGTGTAATAATAATGGTAAACTAATATTAAATGGTCCAAAAATACCATATTTCTTTGATAATAAAAAAAGAATATATCAAGTTGATTTTCAATATAATAATATTTTAATAGAAATTAAAGATAATCACATATGGCATAAAAGAGATTTAGAATCTGGAAAATGGAGTGCTAAAGAAAAAGCTATAAATAATTTAATAAACGATAATAAATATGAAAAATATCTATTAATTGAGCCTAAAAATTGGTTAAAACAGTTAGATTTGTTAATTTAATAGAATAAATAAGATATAGTCTGGACTCATATGAAAATATGAGAAGTGACGGTTAAATTCCCTCACGATAACAAAACATGTGTGGGGACACATGATGTATCACTATTAGCAATTGAAGATGGTGTATTTGAAGTTAAAGCAACTGCTGGAAACACACATTTAGGAGGTGAAGATATTGATTCTCGAATTGTAAATTTTGCTATTGAAGAATTTAAAAAGAAAAATAAAATTGATATTTCAGAAAATAAAAAAGCTCTTCGACGTATTAGAACTGTAGCTGAAAAAGCTAAACGTGCACTATCGGGAACAAATCAAGCTACAATTGAGGTTGATTCTATTCAAGATGGTATCGATTTAAGTGTAACATTATCTCGTGCTAAATTTGAAAGTATATGTATGGATATATTTCAACAAACAATAGAACCAGTCGATAAAGTATTGAAAGATGCAAAATTAAGTAAAAATCAAATTGATGAAATAGTTTTAGTAGGTGGTACAACAAGAATTCCAAAAATTCAAGAATTATTGAGTAAATATTTTAATGGTAAAGAATTGTGTAAAAATATTAATCCAGATGAAGCAATTGCATATGGCGCAGCAGTTCAAGCAGCAATTTTATCAGGTGTCAAAGATGATAAAATTAATGATTTAATCCTTTTAGATGTTACTCCATTATCATTAGGAGTAGAAACAGCTGGTAATATGATGACTGTTTTAATTCCGCGCGGTACTACTATTCCAACTAAAAGAACTCAAACATTTTCAACAGCTGTTGATAATCAACCTGGAGTAACTATTCAAGTATTTGAAGGTGAAAGACAATTAACAGCTCATAATAATAAATTAGGAGAATTTCATCTGAAAGGTATTCCACCAATGCCTAGAGGTACCCCTCAAATTGAAATTACATATGATGTTGATGCAAATGGTATTTTACAAGTATCTGCTGTTGAAAAATCATCAGGAAAAATCGAAAAAATAACAATAACTAATGATTCAAATAGATTAAGTAAAGATGATATTGAAAAAATGATTAAAGAAGCAGAAAAATTTAAATCAGAAGATGAAGAAATTAAAAATAAAATAGAAGCAAAAAATAAATTAGAAAATTATTGTTATAATATTAAATCTTCTGTTTTAAATGATGATAAATTAAAGAAAGTATTAGGAGATGATTTAGATTTAGTTGAAAAAACTGTTAGTTCAACATTATCATGGATTGAATCTAATTCAAATGCAACAACTCTAGAATATGAAGCAAAAAATAAAGAAGTAGAAAGTTTATTATCACCTATTGTAACTAAAGCATATCAAGCAAATATGCCAGAAGGAATGCCTGGTGGAATGCCTGGTGGGATGCCTGGTGGAATGCCTGGTGGAATGCCTGGTGGGATGCCAGGTGGGATGCCAGGTGGGATGCCAGGTGGGATGCCAGATGGTATGTTTAGTGGAATGCCTAGTAATAGTGATTAATAATTTGTATGATATATTCCTATTATTTCAATGGTTGAAATTTTTATATTCACAATATATAAAATTTTTTTACATTTAAAAAGATAAATTGCTAAATCACAATTATATAATTTTTTTACCAAAATTAAATTATAATTTTGTTCTAACAGTATTTCATGAGCTAATTCAATTTCTGAATTTTTTAATTGATAACATAATTTATATTTAGGTATTATATTATTAATATTATTAATAATATTAATATAATTATATTTAAATATCGATGATAAAATTATATTTTTTATTGTTTCATCTATATTAGTATAAAACTCGTAATTTATTTCTTTCAAACTATTATTAATTTGATTCATTATATATGGGTTCTATTTAAATTAAAAATAAAAGTTTCAATTTTATATTTTAAATTAAATAAAAAATTGAAACTTTTATAAATTAAATAGCAAATATTATAAAATGTTTTACCGTAGCAATCAAAACTTTGTTTTGTGTTGCTTTACCATTACTAGTATCAGTTTACTATTTTTGATTAATTATCTCTAAATTTTGCTAGTGTTATAATTTAACACATTCACAAGAGATAATTATGGCAAATCGCTTTCTACCCTTATTGTTGGAAGAATATGATGCTACTTTCGCTGAAAATGATGCTTCAGATTTTTGTGTAGTAACTAAGAAAAATCATGGACATGATTTAGCATCATTAATACGAAAGCCTGATGAATCGTTCATTGGTATTGATACCCTATGTGGTCATCAGATTGCTATCTTTATGTCAAATGGACAACGTATTTTCCGACCGCTTCTTGACCTCGACTCAGCTAGTTATTTGCTGGAAAATAAAAAATCTTCGAAGACACGTGACTCAAAAATTGATTATCCTGATCCAAAAGTTAAAGAGCGTGAAATAAAAGAATCTATTATGGATTGTCTGGCAGCACTGCGAGAAAAATTTAATGATCTAGAGACTTTTCTAAATTCCGATAGCGTACATGCTTTTGGATGCAACTTCCATGATACTCGCCAACAGGTTAAAAAAAATCAACGTAATATTAAATCCCGTCTTAAGGAGTATTTTCAACTTAAAGCTGGTGAAAATTTAAAGAAGTATGGTCTAGTGTTCTTTTTAAATATTAAAATAGTGGATGCAGATATTATAAATCCATCTCATGTTATCAATTTAGGATTTTATCAAAACTAGTGTTCAAATAATTGTGATAATATTATCATATTTTGGTATAACTGTTAAGGCTGTGTACAGGTTTACTTTTTTTATTAAAACATATTCTATATAATAAAATCAATATAATTAATAACAATATAATAGTAGAGTTAAATTATAATTTTTTTAACTATAACCATGTAGTCAAATTGTACATATTCAAAGTTGTTAAGATAAAACTGATTTTATTGGATAATATTAAATTTAGTAATTCATAAATCTTGTTTTGCTATTATAATTAAAAAAAAATTGAAAAAATAAAATATAAATATCCTATAAAATAAGATTTTTACCGTAGCCGTTTGGCTCAAGTGTGCTCTGCATATTTTTTGAGAAATCAGCAGCTTCATGTTGGTTCTAAAAATGGCATCAGCCTCTGCTGCAGCAATTAATCAGCTACCCTGGGCCAAGTTGAAGGAACGTCAGAATGCATTCAGTAAGCGTAGAGAGCTTGCTGATTTCATGGCGTCGATCAACAATGTGGTGAGTAATCCCGATTCCCGAGAATCATCTCTTCTAATAACACTTCTTAGTACAGCGAGTTGCGTGCAGATTGCTGCTCTCAAGCGCAACGATGAGATCTTGGTGAAGGTTGAGGAATTGCTTGGCATTAAGCGTTGCCTATTGTCAGTTAATGGATGCTCAGGTATTCTTGACTGCGATTCACATTGTGACTGCCCAAACTCTGGCTCTGACTATTCCTGTTGTGGTTGTTGCTGTGGTATGAAGCCATACAACCTTCATAATATTTCTGCAGCCGATCCACGAAAGTACAAGGTGTGCAGTTTGTACAATTGTCGAGCTCTATGTCGGACTGGTTACGAGTTTTGCTGTAATGAACATCTCAACCTAAGTCTTCTGAACTACTATCTATGTGCTAGTCCTACCTGTTTCGCTCGAATTAGGTTTGGCCGGGTATGCAGAAGCTGCTATGAAGGCTCTACTTCCAGTAACCCAGTATCAAATTTCTGGGATCCAGTACCAAAGTCATGCTCCTGTGGATGTCGATGATTCACACAATTCATATCCAAACTAATTACTAGGTCAACATGTACAGGAAATAGTAATATTTTGAGTAATCAATTCTATTGATTCATTTTAGCTCGTCATATGGTGAAAATATTTAAATTTTTAGATCTTTTCACAATATTAAGCAAGTCAATTTTTTTATTTATTGAGAATAGTTAGATAATTTACATATTAAATTTAAAATTTTTATTTTTTTATAGCAATAAAAATAGCTAGTATAAAATTAAAAAAACAAAGTATAGATTTATTACAAAACGTATTAAATAAAAATTGATATATTAATTTAATTAAGAGATAGATTATCTATAATAATAATGAACAATAATTATTTAAATGATCCAGATTTAAAAGATATGTTAAATTTGTCTAATAAAAAACCTGACCAAAAATCTAAAAATTTTTTGCCATCAGAGATTAAAAATATATTAATAGATATTAAAAATAAAAAATCCTTTGATGATATAGCAGGTATTTATAATAGATCACCCGAAAAAATTCAATTAAAATTATTAGATATTGCATATCAATTGAATTATATTTATGATATTGATATTAATATATTATCAATTAAAATAAATTTACCTCATGATATTATTCAAAATTATATTAATTCTAAAATTAATAATCAAAATAATGTAACATCAGATAGTTCATGTGAAAAAAAAGCAGAATCAATTAATAGTTCAAGCTTTGATATGAGTTGTTCAAATATGCAAAATATTTTAAGTCAAAAAGAATCTGAAGCTAAGCTTTTAGTTGTACTTAATGAAAATCAACAAAAAGCTTTTGATCATTTCAAAAATAATAAGAATGTTTTTATTACTGGACCAGCAGGTACTGGTAAATCAGTTGTTATTAAAGAAATAATAAAATATTGTATTGATAATAATATACATTTTGGTACAACTGCTACAACTGGTAATGCAGCACTTTTAATAGGTGGAAGAACAATACATTCATATTTAGGTATAGGTTTAGCAGAGAAATCAGCAAAAGAATTATATAATCATAATAGATACCATTTATCACATACAGTTAAAAAATTAAGAGATTTAGAAGTATTAATAATTGATGAAATATCTATGTTGGATTTAGAATTATTTAATAAAATATCTGAATATTTAAGTTTAATAAAATTTAATAAAAAACCGTTTGGTGGTATAAAATTAATATTAACTGGTGATTTTTGTCAATTAGAACCTGTAAATGGTGATTTTTGTTTTTTATCTGATATTTGGAATCAAATAGATTTAGAAATTATATTTTTAACTAAAATGGTTCGACAGGAAAATGATAAAGTATTTCAAAAAATATTACGAGAATTAAGATATGGTATTTGTACAGATAAAACATGTGACATTTTAAAAAAATGTACTAATTTAAATATTGACGAAGATATTAAACCATCTATTTTACATTCAAAAAATATTGATGTAGATAGAATAAATAAAATTGAATATACTAAATTGTTATCTCAAAATAAAAAATCAAAAACATATGAAATAGAACTTCCAAAATTAAAAAAAAATCATGAAAAAATTAAAAATTGGATTAAATCATTAGATATTCCATTTACAGTAGATTTATGTATTGATGCACAAATAATAGTAACTGCAAATATAGATCAGGAAAAAGGTATTGTAAATGGCACCAGAGGTGTTATTGTAGATTTATTATCTGATAAGATTATTATTAAAACTATTAATAGTAATCTTATTAATATTAGCTATCATAAAAGAAATTATGCAGAAGATAATGATTTATATTTTAATTATATGCCAATAAAATTAGCATATGCATTATCAATTCATAAATCACAAGGTACAACATTAGATGCTGTTGAAATTAGTATAGGTAAAGATATATTTGCATCAGGACAAGCATATACTGCATTATCCAGAGCGAGAAATTTAAGTAATGTTATTATTAAAGATATTTGTAAAACTAGTTTTATTATTAAAGATAGTGTATTAAAATTTTATAGTAAAATTGATCCTAAATTATCATTTTAATATTTTGAAATTCAATTTAAATATTATTTTTTTATTATATTACAATGAAAATATTATTATTTATTACTGGATTTAAACAATTGGAAGAATATAAATATTTAAACCTTTTTTTAAAAAAATTAAATTTAAATAAAAGTTGCGATATATATATTTACTGTAATAATTCATTAATTTCATCTGATATTATAAAATATTATCAGATGTTTGATCAAACAAATAAATATTTACACATAACTAGTTTAAATAGTGGATATAGAATTGGTGGAGTTGAAGCTGTAAGCCAAGGTATTGAAATGGGTATATTTAAAAATTATGATTATGTTATTCATTTACATCCGGATGTTTTTATTACAGATGATTATTATTTAACACAGATTTTATCAGAAAATATAAATAATAATATAATATTTTTTATTACTAAATGTTTGCCAGATAATGATAATTTTTTTTCATTTGATTTTTTTATTTTTAAACCAAAATTATTAACTACTAATATATTTATAGATGAATTATATACTTTTACAGGAGATCCAGAAAATTATTTACATGATATGATAAAAAAACATAATATAAATTATATATTTATTAAAAGATTTGAAAATAATAATTATTTACCCAGACGAATTGATGAAAATTTAAAATTATATCATGAACATGATATAGATAAAGTTATAAATATTTTTAATAATTTAAAAACAATTGCATTTCTATCAAATAGTTTAACATTGAGAGGTACCGAAGTTGTTTTATATGATTATGCATATTATAATGAAAAAATATTAGGTAATAAAAGTATTATAATTACTAGAGAATTCAATTCAATTAATAATCATATTGATGTCGATAGAAATGTTTATAATAAGTTTAAAAAAAGATTTCAAATAGAATATTATAAGAATGACAATCCAACTAATGAAATTGATGATTTTATTGAAAAAAATAATATTAGTTATTTATATATAATTAAATCAGGCGAATACGATCAATTATTATCAACAAAATGTAAAAACTTAATTCACTGTGTATTTTCTACACAACAACCACATGGTGATATATATAGTGTAGTCGGTCAAACTATTAATGATATAAATAAAACAAATTATCCAGTAGTTCCTCATATAGTTAATTTACCTAAAATTGATAATAATTTAAAATTAGAATTAAATATTCCTATAGATGCAATTGTTTTTGGGAGATATGGAGGTAAAGATTCATTTGATATAAAGTTTGTTCATAATGTTATTAAAAAATTACTCGATTTATATAATAATATTTATTTTATATTTATGAATACAAATATATTTTATGAACATAAAAATATAATATATTTACCTGGTAATTGTGACTTAATTTATAAACGTAAATTTATAAACACCTGTGATGCTTTATTACATGCACGTTTTAGAGGTGAAACATTTGGTTTAACATGTGGTGAATTTGCAATATGTGAAAAACCTGTAATAACTTGGGGCAATTCTTCTGAGAAAGAACATTTAAATATTTTAAAAAATCATGCAATTATATATTATAATTATTTTGATTTATTTAATATATTATCAACATTTTATAAAAATAAATATGATATGAAAAATAATGGATATATGTTTTATACACCAGAAAATGTTATGGAAATATTTAAAAAAATATATCTTGATAATTAAACATATATAATTAAATAATCCATAAACTTACGTGTATGTAAGTTATTTTTATTATTAAAATTATTATTTAAAACACTAATAATATTATTTATTGATTTTATATCTTTTTCATAATCTATTAAACATTTAGTATTTTTTATCATTAAATATTTGTCATTATAAATTTCAAAATCAGAAAATGTTAAATTTAATTTTTTAATATTAGATATATCAATATTATTTTCTATTAGTGTTTTTAAAAAAAATCAGTATTATTAATTAATAAATCTAAAAAATTATGCATATATTCATTATATTTTTTTAAAATATTTTCATTTTCTATATATTTATCAATTATAAAAATATTATTGATATTCTTTTCATAATTATTATATAATATTAAATCACCTCTTTTATAATTAGAAAAATTATTTGTTTCGTTAAAATTCAAATCAATATTAAATAGTTTACAACCTCGATTAGACATTCTTGTATTAATTAAACTAATACTTTTGGAACAAGTATCACTCATAATAATAAATAAAATAATTTATATTTAAGTATATTATTTACATGAAATTTTAGAGTTTAGCTCTAAAATTAAATCTTGCAAAAACTCTAAAGGTTTTTGCAACATGAAATGCAACTCAAATATAAATTAAATTTTAATAATAAATTATTAATTAAATTTGTATTGTTTTTGTTAATTAAATTTATATTTTTATAAGAATTATATATTTTTTTTTTACTAAAATATTTTTTTATTAAATATTTATTATAAAGTGAAATTATATAATTATTTGAATCAGCGTCAGAATCAGATATATCACTATTTGCATCATAAAATATAATTGTGGGAATAGCATCATAATAATTATCATTATTATTGAAAAAGTGAACTCGTTTATCATTTTTTTTTATTTTCATTATATTTAATAATAATAAAAATCAATTTTAAAGGCATTTAGTCATTTCACAACATAAACATTTAAATTCATATTTTTTTGATGTTATTTTATTTAATTCAGTGTTAATTTTTTTACAACATGAACAAATTACATATTTATTTATATATTTTTTAATTAATTCAATAATTTCAGTATTTTTTTTATTTTTACCTCGTATTAATATTCCATCATCTTTATTACCAGAATACCAATTGATTTCATTATTACATAATTCATTTTTTAAAAATATATAAAAATGATCTGGAGAACGATTTAATACCTTTAAATATTCCATAATATTTTTCCAATATAATCGACTCATATTTATTTCAGTTTCAAGTTTGGGTAATACTAATTTATCTTCAGAATAGACTTCTAATAATTGGTAACTTTCATTAACCATGCTATCAAAACTATAATTATCATTCATTCCTATATATGATTTTGTATTATTAATTATAAATTAATTCAATTTTTAAATAATTTATAATTTAATTTGACTTAATTTTTTAAAAAAATTTCCTATATTAACGTCAGTAGAAATTTTATATATGATAAATACAATCATGAATGTTACTAATAACTTTATAATTGTAATTAATAATGTACCAATACGAAATTCTATACCTAATAATGAATATTTAATATTTTCTATTTTTTCATTATTTACTATAGATGATTTTTCTAATATTGGTTTTATAATTATATCATTAAATACATTAGATAAAGTTCCTATTTGTGTAGCAACTATTATACCTATACACATTTGAATAATATTTTTATCAAATATAAACTGAATAAAACTTTTTAAATTATCAGCGGAAAAATTTATTATAAATTGTAGAATAGCTATAATAACTATTTGAACTTCATTAATTATAAAATTTAATAATGATCTTAGTGATACTAGTGCATTATTTATAAAATCCATCATTATATAAAATATAATATATATTATTATTAAAAATTGATAATTAATTATATTTTAATTATAAATCCATATTAATATTTAATGAAAAATAATATAATAATAATAGATTCTAATAAGGAAAAATTATCAGAATTAATTAAAATAATCTTTGATAAATTAGATTATAACCTAAATTATATAATTAATTTGATTAATAAATATAATGATATTTTAAAATATATTAATATTTTAAAAATAATTAAGATATATGAATTAAATGATATTAAAAATAATTATAATTATATCAAAAAAAAAATTACTAAAGATAAAAAAATATATAAAGATATAACTAAATTATATGGTCAGATTATAACATATTATACTTCAATTGAAAACAATAATATTAATAGTGATATTAAAAAAATATATTCTAAAATTGAAGAAATGAATTATAATTATTATTTATTATCAAAAAAAAATAAAAATATAAACATATCTATTTTAATAAAAAATAATAATTTCATAAAATTATATAATTATAATATTTTATATGAAGATATATTATCTAAATTAGATAATATATATTTTGAAATCATTGAATTAAATAAGATAAAATATATGTTAAAAAAAAATAAAGCATCATTGTTAATTAATTAAATTTAATAAAAAAATATCTAATTTATTATATAATGACAGTTATTAATGGAATTGAAATTGATGATATTAATTTTAAAAATAACGATATTAAATCTGCTATTAATTTAAATAATCCTATAGATGATATTTTGCATGTTATTATTGTTATATCTAATCCATGTCAATATGCAAAAAGATTTATTTTAGCAAAACAATTTATCAAAAGATTTATTAATGAAAAAAATATTAAATTATATATTGTTGAATTAGCTTATAAAAATCAATCATTTCATATTACTAGTTCTAATAATAAAAATCATTTGCAAATATCTACTGATACACCACCATTATGGCATAAAGAAAACATGATAAATTTAGGAGTAGAAAAATTATTACCCAACGATTGGAAAGCATTTGCTTGGATTGATGCTGATATTGAATTTGAAAATACTAGTTGGGCATTAGATACTCTTAAAATTTTAAACGGATATAAAGATGTTGTACAGTTATTTTCACATGCATTAGATTTAGATAATAATGGAAATCCTATGAATATATTTTCAAGTTTTGGTCATCAATATTTTCATAATAAATCTTACGCATCATTAGGAAAATTTAATTATTGGCACCCAGGATTTGCATGGGCAATGACAAGACAAGCTTATAATCAAATTGGTGGATTATATGATAAAAGTATATTAGGATCTGGCGATAATAATATTGCATTTTGTTTGATTAAACATGGTATTAAAAGTATTAATGCATCATCATCTTCTGGTTATAAAAAATCAATTATTGATTATCAAGAAAAATTTGCAAATTTAAGACTTGGTTATGTACCTGGAATAATTAAACATTATTTTCATGGTCATAAAAAAAATAGAAAATATTCAGAAAGATGGAATATATTAGTTAATAATAAGTATGATCCATTTATTGATGTTACATATAATAAGGATGGTTTATTAATACCTACTAATAAATGTCCTCAACAATTATTAAATGAAATTTATATTTATTTTCAAGAAAGAAATGAAGATGATTAATTTGATTTATTATTTTTCTTATTAAGCAATTTAGCTTGTATAAGTTCTTTACTTAATATCATTCTTGAATTACCTTTTGGTTTAATATTAATTACTTTTTCTTTTTTAATAATTTTTGTCGATAATTGTTTTTTCCTAAACAATATAGAAGGTAAATGTGGCAAATTAGTTGTAAATTGATCCGGAGAATAATTTGATAATACACCATTTTTTGAACATAATTTAGAAACAAAATCTAGTATCCATTCATTTGGATTCAATGAATTTTGTAATGCTCTATTTTCTTTATTTTTTGTAATTGCTGCAATATATTCAACATGGAATGTTTCATTATATTCCAAATTTTTAGCAGCTGTTTTTATTATATTAATACTCATTCCTACATGACGAATATGATTATTATAATGTCTTAAAGCTTCACTTACTTTTATTGCTATCTTTTCATTATCAAATGGTCCGATATAATTTCTTGAAATTTCATTATTCTTTTCATTACGTTCTTCTAATTTTTTTTGTAAACAGAAATAAAACGAAAACGCACTGCCTAAAGGTATCATTCGATATAAAGATTGTACTTTATTAGATTTTAATAATGACTCATTAAATTTTAATATATATTCATTATCTATGTCATCATTTGAATCTGAATCTGAATCTGAATCAGAATCTGTATCTGAATCTGAATCTGAATCTGAATCAGAATCTGTATCTGAATCTGAATCTGAATGTTTGAAATTTATTTTTTTATCTTTTATACATTTTTTTAATTTTATAAATTCGAGTTCAGTTGATTCCGTAGTTATATAATTAGAAATATTAAAATCGTCTGTCTTTAATAATTTTTTTGGTGATCCATTATTACTATTTGAATCAGCCTTATTTTTTGGAGATTTAGTATGTTTCCATCCATTTAATTTTTCTAATTTAAAATCTTCAAAATTTTTATAATGTTCATTCCATTTTTCTACATAATAATCATTATATAATTCTTTATTTTCTATAAAATTTTTTATAGTAATTGATTCTAAATTTTCTTTATTTCTTTCATTATTAATATTTATCCATTTTTTTACATCATTATAATTATAATTAGAAAATTCTTTAATTGAAATTATCGAATCATTAAGATTTAATCTTATATAATTTTCTACATATTTAAAATTCATTTTGGATTTTCTGAAAAGTTCTAATGCTTTAGGTAAATTCTTATTATTCATGTATAACCATTCACTAAAGTTAATCTTATAAAATGGATGATATTTTTTAATAAATTCTAAAAATAAATCTGGCAAATATTTTACAATATCAAGTAAATTACCAACTACTTTGACATCACGCATCAAATCAATATTATAATACCATGACCAGAAATCTCTATAATTTTTCTTATCTGATGATATAGTGTATTCTTCAATTAAATTATTTTCATCTGTTTGAATATTTTTAATTTCAATATCCATATTATTCCAAATACTTAATCTATTATTAACATCAAATTTAAATTTATCAAAATCTAAATTTGAAGAATATTTATACCAATTCATAAAAATTTTATTATTTTTTATATCAAAAATAAACTCATTAAAAGTCATAAATTTTGATGCATTCGTACCATGATACACTTTTTCATAAATATTAGTAAAATTAGAAAATAATTCAAAACTTGTATATAAATAAGCACCTGATATAATATAATTAAATTTATTCTTATTATTTTTTAAATTTTTAGCTAGTTTTTGAAAAATATATGGTTTTAAAAATTTTATAATTTTTCGTTTAGCTTCATTTATTTGTTTATTCAATAATATTTTTTTATAATAGGCTTGATTTTTTATTTTATTTATTATTTTTTGTTCAGAAGATAACTTTGGAAAATCTTCATCCTCATTGGAGTATTGATAATCTTGAATAATAGTTTTATCACCTACGATTTTTAATGGTTGATAATTTAAATTTTTAATCAAATGAACTTTGCAATAAGTTGTTACTATTTTTGTAGCAATATCTTTCATATCATTAGATATCGATTCTATAGATATATTTTGATTTATATTAAAAATATATCTATCTTTTAATTTATTTAATTGAGTTATATATGTAGATCTTTTTAATTTTGCTTCTTCACCTGTTAAAATTTTACATTTACAGTTTCCCATCAATTCATCCACACAAATTATATTTACAAAACCTGTATTTTCATCATATGTTGAAACATGTGAACCATTCTTACAATTATCCATATGTATACATATATCATCTTTATTAATAATAATATCTGGTATTAATTTTTTTATTTCACAATTTAAATCTACATCACAAACTTGTATTCTTTTAGTTAAAGCCCATATTAAATCATCAGTCTGCGAATATATATTATTATTTTCATTTGGTTCATCTAATTCTAAAAATTTTTTATCCGTTGATAAAGTTTTAGATTTTATCCATATATCAATAATTTCCATAAAATGTTTAGGGTCTGGACTTGGACAATTGATATATGATAATAATTTTTCTGTTCTATAATTATTAATAATTATTATATTATTATGAATACAATTATAAACTTTATCAAAAATATCTTGAATTGGTATCTTGTCATTATTTAATTTAATAATTGTATCAAAATTTGACAAAGCTTTAATAACAGTAATTTGTTTAGAATCATGTGCATATCTACATGATTTATAAGGACACATTTGAAGTTTTAAATTAGGCTTGTTATTTTCTCTAATAAACAATCCTAAGTCACTTTTTGATTTATTATAATTATAAATCGTATGTTGACAACATAATGCCGAATAATTTTGTACTATAGCATTATTTGATTTTAATGCATCAGCATTATTTTTTCGTAATTCTGGTGGATGTAAATAGTTACATGTTATTCCTCGTGTACAAGTACCCTTAAGATATAACTCACATATAGGAGTTAATAAATGTTGAAAAATATTATGATTTTTCGGATGGATACCAACACAACTTATTTCATTTCGACGTTCGCGTGGCAAACCACATGCTTTAATCCAACGTGTACATACACTTATTTTCATATTATTAATTGTTATCAGCATACTATCATTATCATTATTATTATTATTATTATTATTAGTGTTTAATATTTTCGGTTGTAATTCAATCGGATGTAACAAATTACAATTATTATTGAATTTACACATACCTTTAATATAAAATTGACATATGGCTTTATCTGGATGAAAAATATTACAATTATTATTACAATTATTGTTAACCCATTTTTTACATACATTAATAATATCTCCATTTATAGTTAATGGTATAGTATCAATACGTTGTTTTTTCGTAATAGTTTGAAAATTATCATCAGAATTCATAATTAGTAATTTTATTTATTCTACCTTTTAACTTTCTAAATAAAATAAATCTTAAATTTTTTATTGATAATCCAACTTTTTAGATGGCTATGGTAAAATCTATGATTTTATCCAAACAATTCCATTAATTTATCGATTGCTACGGTAATTGAAAAAACTTTAGGCTTAATTATTATAATATTCAATTTTTTATTTTCAAAGATTTAAAGATATATATATATATAATATTTAATTATGAAAATTGCTTTATATCATGGATTTACAGATATACATTTTGAAATGTTGGGATATTTTTTAGAATATATTAAATATACAAAAATAAATATTAATATTTATGCATTTTCTGAAAATGATCATGGTAAACAATGGAAAGAATATTATGTAAATTTATTTGATATAAATATTAAATGGACTGATCCAACAATTTTTAATCCTTATAATTATGATTTAATTATATTGTTAACTGATGACGATAAAACATTCAAAGATGATTGGTTAGAAGAATTTGGACAAAAAAAAGTAATATGTATTGATCATTGTGGATTAATAAGAAGAAATAATATGATGTTAAGAATTGGAACAAGATTTTTTAATCGTAGACCAAATACATTATGGGCATTACCATGTTATTATGGTATTAATAAATTTAATAAAATAAAAATATTAGAAGAAAATACAAAAATACAACCATTAAGTAAAATAAAAATTTTATGTATAGGTATTCAAAATAGACCTCCTTGTATTGAATTTCTTACTGATCTATTTGAAAATTTTGATGATTTAGAATTTCATATTATAGCAAGATTTTTTAATGTTAATTATGATTCCTATAAAAATATTTTTACATATCAATTATGTCCAACAAATATTATGTTTGATCTTGTCAAAAAAAGTAATTATATATTATGTTTAGATAATCCATTAAATGATTTTCCTATTGCAAATAGTATATCGGGTGCAATTCCTATTTCATTTAGTTATGGATGTCAATTAATTATTCCTTCTACTTGGAATAAATTTTATAATTTTAAATCTGCAATTGTTTATAATGATAATTATTTACAAAAAAATGGACAAACTAAATTAAATTTATCTAATAATATTGATTTAGATAAAATTTATAGTGAATTATATGAATTAGTTGCACATAGAAATGTTGTTTTTGATAATTTTTTAAAAAATAAATTAGAAAATAATAAAAATAGTCTTAATTGGCAAATACAAATATTAAATATGATTGAATTTCCAATACCTAATATTATTATTAATTACAATTTAAAAGAAAATATTAATGAAATAATTCATAATTTTAAACTAGAATTTCGAGAAATTCATTTAATTAATTGTAATATTGAAATAAATGAAAACTATATATATTCATATAATCAAATAAATAATATTTTGAAAATTAATGAATCTATAATGCTAAATATAAATAATGAATATTCTGATTTAGTTTATGAAGAAATTATAAAAATAATTAGTATCAGAAATTATAAAGATGTAATAATTATTAATAATAGTTGTGATATTAATAAAATTTTATCAATATATAATAGACATTCAATTTATTATAATTATGAAAATAAAATAATTATTATTCCTCAAAGATAAATATAATTTTTTTATCAAAGATAAAAAAATAGCTTTAAATGTATATTTTAATTAATCTATTTATAAAAAAGTTAATATATTTAAATATTATGAATATAGTTTTAACAGATAGTGTAAAAAATTTTTGGATAGATTCTAATAGATATAGTTCATTTCAATCATTTAATAAATTTATTAACTATTTTTTCCCTGAAAATTTAGAAGTATTATCTAATAATAATTTATTATCAGAATTAGTTATTTATGATATTCAATTAGAAGATAATTCAATAATAGATTTAAATAAAATAAATATTATTATTAGTGTTGAAAATTGCTATAATTTTGATCATTATAAACACTTTAATAAATATAAAGATTTTAATAATAATAAAATTCAGATTTATTTTTATAATCATATTAATAAATTAATATTAAACGATAAATATATTGTTATTCCTGTTATTTATACTCAAATTAATTATTTAAATAATTATTATAATAATATTAAACCTTCTGTTATAATACCTTTTGAAAATAAAAAATTTTGTATTTTTGTTTCAAATAATTATTATAGACATGATATTAAACATAAAATAAGAGAAATTTTAAAAGAAATTGGTGAGTGTGATTTTATAGAATCATTTAAATATTTAATTGAAAATAAATCATGTTATCATTCAGATGAACTTATTAATTTATTTCAACAGTATAAATTTGTATTTGTATGTGAAAATTCTATTTTAGATGGGTATATAACTGAAAAAATATTTAATTGTTTTTTCTCAAGATCTATTCCATTATATAATGGTTGTTTAGAAATAGAAAATTATATAAATAAAAATAGTTTTATCAATTTAAATGATATTGATAATACTATAATTGATCAAATTTCATTATTAAATTCGAATGAAAATTTATTTAATAAAATGATAAATGAAAATAAAATAAATAATAATTTTTATGACGAAAATTATAAAACCAAATTAAAAGATTTTATTCATAACTATGATAAAAAATTAAATAATAAATTTGTTTCTATTATAACTATTGCAAATGATAATTTTGAATTATTAAAAATTTTATATGATAATATCAATAATCAAAATTATAAATATATTAAAGAATGGATTATTGTTTGTGATAATAATTATATTCATCCCGAATTAATTAATAAAAATTTTATAATTAAATATGTTAAAACAAATATTAACCAATCTATTGGTACTTTAAAAAATATTGCTAATAATAAAGTATCATCAAATTATATTGTTTTAATGAATGATGATGATTATTATCCACCATCTTATATTGATAATTGTATTAATAAATTAAATAATAAATTGTTATTATGTTCTAAAAATATTTATTTACATGATTTCATTTTAAATAAAACTTTTAAAACATCATGTTTTAAATATGTATTAGCATATAAAAAAGAATATTTAATTAATCATACATTTAACGATTCTAATGATAATATTGATGAATTTTTTACTAATAATTTTACAGTTGATATGGAGGAATTATTATCAGATAATTCATTAGTTAAATTTATTCATACCAATAATAAATTTTTTAAGAATGAAGTCTTAATTGCTAGTACTATTTCTAATGATGGTAGAATAAGTTTACCAAATGGTCAAATTATTAATTTATCAGATATTACTAAATTACAAAATAATATTATCGATATTATAATACAAAATAATTATTATTCTAAATATTTAAGTGTATTCAATTTAGATAATAATATTATAGATTATGATATAGTATATCTTACTGGTGGATTTAGTATTATTTGGGATCCTAGTGATCAAAAATTAGGTGGATCAGAACAGGCAGTTGTACAATTATCTGAGAATTGGATAAAACTAAATAAAAAAGTTGCAGTTTATGGTAATTTTTCACAAGATATTATTGTAAATGGTGTTGATTATATTCATTTTTCTAAATTTCCTTTTAATAAAAAATTTAAAACATTAATTTCTTGGAGGAGACATGGATTAATTTTATTGATGTATAATGAAGTAATTGTAGATAACTTAATATTAGATTTTCATGATAATTTTTCATATACACTTGCAGATTTGGATTCACATTTGATGGAAAAAATTTTTAAAAAAAGTAATAAAATTAATTTTAAAAGTACATTCCATCAAGAATGTTTTATTGATTTTATCAAGTCAAAAAACATAAATGAATTATCTTTAGATAAATATAATATTATACCTAATGGATTAAGAATATTACCATTTTTGAATAATAAAATTTTAAATAATAATGAAGCATTAGTTAGAAATCCCTATAGATTTTGTTATTGTAGTAGTTATGATAGAGGATTAGAAACAATTTTAGAAAAAATTTGGCCAGTAATTTATAATAATCAACCTTTAGCAGAATTGCATATTTATTATGGTATGGATTATATTTTTGATGATAATTTTAAAAATAAAATGAAAAAATTATTTTCTCAATCTGGTGTTATGGATCATGGACGTCAACCTATGGAATTAATTATTAGAGAAAAATATTTATCTACATTTCATTTATATATAAATAATTCTATTGCAGAAATTGATTGTATTAGTATAAAAGAAAGTCTTATAACTGGTTGTATTCCAATAATATCTAATTTTGGTGTATTCAAAGAACGACATGGTATTCAATTCAATTGGGATCCTAATAATAATGAATTATGTCAACAAGTTGCGAATAATATTATTATTCATATGCATAATTTTGATAATATTAATAATATAAGAAATAATATCAAAAAATCAAATTTAATAATTGATTGGTTTGATATTGCAAAATTATGGTTAAATAATATCAATTAATTATATATTTACCTGAATCACATTCAGATATAAAACATTCAGCCCAATCTCGTAATGAGTCAGTTCGACATTCTGTATAAAAAATATGATTTGATTTAAATGAAACATTATATCTTTTCCCTGACATCTGTTTTATTATTGCTATCCAATTATTGTCTTTTTTATAAATTTTTATTAATAATCCACCAGCTCGTAAATTACCATCATATTTATTTATATATTTTAATGATCCTCTTAATTTTAATAATGAAAATTCTTCAATAGTTTCAATATATTTATAATTATCTAATTCATTTGAATATTTTTCTTTTAATATTGTAATTGAATTAGGAACATAATTATCAATTAAAGAATTAATTTCATTAATTCTTTTTGCAAATAAAGTATTTTTATTATAATCCATTAATATATAATATAATATTATTCTTTTATTATATTATATATTTTATAAATTAACTATAACTGATATATCTTTTTTTTGATTAAATATATTATCGAAATTATTTATTTGGGTTAATTGATATGAATTATTATTTAACAATGAATCTAATGATTTATTTTTGTTTAACATTGGTGACATCAAAGCATTTGTTCTATAGTTTTGATGACTTAATTGAATATTATTATTTAATGTTTCCATCTGATTTATTTGTCCAAAATCCTGAATCTGTGTCATAATTTTTGATTGTTCATTATAATTATACTGAGGTGATTGATATTTAATCTTATTATTTTGATGATAACATGTAATAACTGGATTATAAGATTGATTTATATTTCTTTGTGTGATATTTGATAATTGATTAATAGTTTCATTTTGATTATATTCGCAAAAAGATGTTTGGATATTTGGTGACTTTATTGCATCAATCGGTTGATGCTGAATAATTGGTGCAATAATTGGTGACTTAATTATTGGATCCATTTGTCGATTTTGTTGAATAGGTGTTTGCATAAAATATTGATCCGGATTTTTTTGTGGCATATTTGGATACTTATCAATTGGTTGATGCTGTATTATTGGTGGAATATACGATGGATTTATATTTCTTGGAGGAATAATCGGTGATTGTATTATTGGTGGAATATACGATGGATTTATATTTCTTGGAGGAATAATCGGTGATTGTATTATTGGTGGAATATACGATGGATTTATATTTCTTGGAGGAATAATCGGTGATTGTATTATTGGTGGAATATACGATGGATTTATATTTCTTGGAGGAATAATCGGTAATTGTATCGTTGGATTTATATGAGGATTTAATTGTACAACTTTGTATGAAGTTCTAGAATCAAATCCTACTGGATTTAATTGTACAACTTTGTATGAAGTTCTAGAATCAAATCCAACTGGATTTGATTGTACATTCATCCCATGTGGGTATGGTTGTAAAGTAGGATTTTCTTTTATATTTATCTGTTTTATTTCAGTTTCAACATCAAAATTATTATTAATTATATTAAAATGTTTTACTGTATTCGGATCTAAATTATTATAATTAGGCAGATTAAATTGTTTAATTATATTTTTAAGTGAACAATTTAATTTTGTAGTTTTTGCTAATTGATATTTTTCATTTAACTTATTGATTATTATAATTTCTTCGATAATATAATTATATAAATCATTATTTTTTTTATTGCTTGTATAATTTTGATATGATAAAAATTTTTCAATTAAATCATAAATATTATTAGTATTAGAATAATATTTTTCTATAATTGTTAATTTTTTATTTAAAATATATACATTTTTTAATAAAATTATATTATTATTAATAACTTTATTATTATCATATACACTTATAAAATTATTAGAATCATTTATTGATAATGAAAAATCTGATATAATACTATTACTATCACTATCTATTTTACTATTATCTGAAAATAAAATATTAGTTGCATCTGAATTAATATTATTTTGATTTAAAATATCAATTTTAGCTAATATTGTTTCATCAGATAATTCTTCACATTTTTTATCAGAAAGATCTTTAATTAATTCATTATTATCTATATTTAAAATTGTTAATAATTCATATTCATATAATGTTTTATATTTATTATTTATTGAATTTATAATTGAATGATATAAAATATCATTCATATTTTTAAGTTTTGTAATAGAATCGATTAAACTTATAATTATCGGTGGTAGAATATCAAATAATTGTAGTGATCTTGTATGATAAAATATGCATAATATAAATATTTTTTCTAATTCATCTCTATTAATATCCAAACTAATATTTTTATAAATTTTTTTATTATAAAAAATTATTATTTTAGATATAGTATATACATTCATTTTATTTTTATTATAGTAATATTTAAAATATATTTTTTTTGTAAAATATTTATTATAATCTTTTAGATCAATATTTGAATTTTTATATATTGTTATAAAATTATTATTTTTATATAATTCAAAATAATATGGAATAATTAGTGTTTTAATTAATGATTTATATAATAATTTATATATATTCATATTTATTGATTTATTAAAAATTAATATTTTTTTTGATTTCAGTATAGATAAAAATTTATATGATATTATTTTAGATGATACATATTTATATGCTGACTGTATTATAGGTTCTAGTAATTCTAATATTTCTATATTCAAAGAATCCATATTAACTAATCTTATTTTTTAATTTTAAATATTTCATTTTATATTTCATGTATTTTTTTATATATTTTGGCAAATGAATCTCCTAATTTTGACAATTTATTGATATTTAAAAAAAATCACCTTTATTAAATAATTTTACTTTAATAATTAAATTTTGAACTTTATCTTTAAATTTAATTTTTTTATTTCGCAATATAATAAAATATTGTTATTATTAATTGAATCACCATAGGTTGGTAAGTTTAATTCTAATTGTGTAACTTCTTCATTAATATTTAATCAATTAATTCAAAAATATTGATTATTAATATATATAATATTTTTTACCTAATATATTTATATGAATATTGATGATCATGTAAATATATTAATTAATGAATATAATTTAGATATATATTATAAAAAATTTTTAATTTTTTCAATACTTACATCATGTACAAGAGAAAGTTTTTATTGGTTATTAATTTATTTTAGTGAAAATGTTAAATTATATCCTGATTTATTATTAACATATTCAGGTATATTAATTGGATTACTTATTATACATATACCCCTTGAAAGATATTTGAATAATACCAAAGCTGAATTTTCAAAAGAATTAAAAACAGCTAATACTAAATATTTCTTTAACAGAATTATTGATATAAATAAAAAAGATATTTTAAATTTTGATTTAGTTGAATTTAATAATGTTATTGAACATTTTAATGATTATTTTGATCAATATATTGATAACATTAAAATTAAATATGATATTCCATTGAGATTTATTTCATTAATAGTTATAGCTTTAAATAAAAAATTTAATTTATTAATTGGATTATTTTTTATTTATTATGCGATAATTAAAGTTTTAAACGAATGGAAAAATATTGATGAATCACAATTAAATAATAAAGTTTTTTCTTATGAAAACACAATTAGAAATTATATTATTAGTAGTAAAAATTTATTAGTTAATAATGAATTAAATACAAATTATTTAAATAAAAATATTCATGGATTACAAGATATAAATTTTAATATTAATGAATTAAATAATAATTTAGATATGAAAGTTAATATTTTTTTGATTTGTTATATTTTAATAGTTTTATATCATAAAATTGATGATTTGAATATTAATGAATTCTTTTATTATTTTATAATTGTATATGATATTGAATTTATTGGCGATAAATTAGCACAATTTTATAAAAATCAAATAAACTATAATAAAATGCAAAAAAGATTAAAATATTTATATAGTTATGAACCAAATAAAATAATTGTTAATGAACAAAAAATTGATACAATCATTATAAAAAAAATAATAAATGATAAACCTAAAATTAATTTAAAAAATATAATACTCAAAAATAATGATCATATATTAATAAATGGTGTATCAGGTAGTGGTAAAACATCTTTATTATATGTTCTAAAAGGTATTATTAATCCCGAAATATTAGAAATTAATTATGATATTAATTTAATTAATAAATTATCATATTTAACTTTAGCTAATCATAAAAATCTTTTTAATGGAAATTTGTATGATATTATTTCAAATTATGATGAAATTCCAAATGAAGATTTAATTAATAAAGCTATTATTTTATCAAAATTTACTAATAATAATGATAATAATTATATTGAAATCGAAACCTTAAGCAGTGGCGAAAGAATTAGATTATTAGTATGTAAAATCATATATAATGTAATTAAAGATAATTATAATATTTTATTATTTGATGAAATTGATGAAAATTTAAATGATCAACTAGCTATTGATATATGTAATAATATTAGAAGTATTTTTAAAGATAAAATAATTTTATATATAACACATAATGAAAAAGTAAAAAATTTATTTGATAAAAAAATATTAATTAAAAATGGTTCTAATTTATAAAAATATAATTTTTATTCTTCAGATTCATTTGAACTAGTTATTTTTTCATGTAAATTCATATTATTTAATTTCTTAAATAATTTATGATCTGATTCATTGCTAAAATTTAAAGCGTTGCTTTAAATTTTAGAATGATAAAAAATAAAACTAGTTTTATTTTTTATCATTATATATTAAATTTTTTATAGATATTAATTTATAAGCTTTGTAATTATGATATTTCTTATTATTATTAGAACCATCAATAAAACATTTATCGTTATCATTTAATACATCTAAAAATAAGAAAAACGGGTGGTTATAGTTTAATTGATAATTATATTGAAGAAGATTTAGAGAAATATCAAAATAAAGACTGCGTATATATTATACATATAAAAGATAATATTTACAAGTATGGAAACACATCCCATATATTTAAAAGATTACAAGTTTATAAGACTAATTTTAATTACAATAAAATAATTAAAATTTATGATATGAATAATATGAACGATGCAATTAAATTAGAAAATAAAATAAAAACATTAGTAAAGACATTAAAAATAAATACAGTATATAATACTCATGTAGAAATTTTTGAAGTAGATAATAATAATTTACAAAATTTAATAAAAAAAATAGATGAATTATCATTTAAAATTATTAATACAAAAAATAATAAAAATTTAGAATTAATTAATGAAAATATTTAAAATTTAGATATTGAGAAAGAGAAAACGAAACAATTAATTTAAAAAGCAAAGCTTTTTAAATTAATTATTAAAATTATCTAATAATAATTCTTCATAAGAATATTTTTTGATGTGCTCTCTCTCTTGCCATTTTTTTGTGTTTTTTCTTAAAAAGTTAAGTGAAAATTCATTTTTTAAAATACATTTAAGAAGATAATATATATATTATATTAATGAATAAATATGTTTATAATTAACTGTTATATATGTTGTTTATTATTAACTTATATAAAAATTATTAATATTTTTATATAAATTTTAAATTTATTTTAATTGATTTGAATTAAATTTTTTTGCATAATG